TACTAAGTGACATCGGAGCAGCCGCTTCAGTACACAGTCACACGACTGCAGGCCAGGTAGACTACTCCGCTATAACAGGTACAATTCCTACCTGGAACCAGAGTACCACAGGATCAGCAGCTACACTAACCACCGCACGTACGATTAATGGCGTGTCGTTCAACGGTTCAGCAGATATTACTATTACTGCAGCTCCCACTTCACACGCCTTCAGCGTACACAGCGGTACCTTAGGTGTAAGCCAAGGTGGAACAGGACTAACATCTGGGTATAACAAAACAAACTGGGACCTAGCCCACGGCTGGGGAGACCACGCATCCCAAAGCTACGCCACACAGTCTTATGTTGGTACACAGATCAGCAACCTTGTTGACTCTTCTCCTGCGACACTAGATACACTCAATGAACTAGCCGCAGCACTGGGCGATGATCCCAACTTCGCTACGACTGTTACTAATAATATTGCTACTAAACTGCCCTTAGCAGGTGGCACGTTGACTGGTGATATTCAAATGAATAAAGCCATTCATTTTGAAACGAATAGCTCTGGGAATGCGGCACACAGTTATGCTATCTTTCAAGAAGCTGGCAGTTGGACGTATCCGTACCCAGATTTAAGAATCGCATATCATACGGGTATTAAGTTAGGTGCCCATTCTAACTACAATGGTACCAGATTCTATAACAACTCAGATATGGCAACAGAAATATTCTCAGTTGGTAATGGTGATAATCACGTTAGGGTTGCTTATAATCTGTATATAATAGGTTCCGTCACGGCATCAAACTTATCTGGAACTAATACGGGTGATCAGACTGTTGCATACACTACGGCTATTGCTGAAGGTAATAGTGGACTCGTTCCTTCCGCCGGTGCTCAGGGAACATTCCTTAAAGCCAATGCTACTTGGGACACACCTACATATACTACAACATTAACCCGCGGTGACATTACCGGTACCGGCGTACTTGCCGCCGGAGATGGTATAACTGGCGGTAACTATGATGGATCTACATCCCCCGCGGCCTGGGCTCTGGACTTTGGGACTAGCGTTACCCAAGCTGCACAGGGAAACCATACTCATGGTAATTTGGGTAATTCTGGCAAGATAGGATCGGTTGCTAATTTACCCCTTATTACCACTACCGAGGGTACAGTTACAGTTGGAGCGTTCGGTACAGGATCAACTAATGTCTGTGTAGGAGATGATTCCAGGTTGTCGGATGCACGTGCACCAACGACACACAGTCATTCACAGCTAGCCGGCAGTGTAGAAGGTAATGACATTGTATACGTAGCTTACCCTGCTGGCGCATCTTATTATGGCGGAAATACTACAACGAACTCTGCAATTAAGATTCTCTTCCCAGATATTATTGCCACCGATAATGCAATGCTTAAGATTCGCGTAGAAATCATAGACTCTGCCAATAAGGAATCCTCTACAGTTATATTATCAGGTTTCTATAGTGGAGACGGGGGTACGTGGTATAGTGAATCTGCACAGATTATAGCATCCAGTACTGCTAAAGATTATGATATTTCATTTGGACAAGCAACTAGTGGCGAAGCTGCTATTTGGATTGGTGATACAACTAGCGATTGGTCATTCCTAACAGTCATAGTAACTGAGTTCATGGCAGGGTATCCTGGAGTGTTTGACAGTTGGGAAATATCTGATTTTGATAATGGTTGGGACATACAAGTTGATACGGCCATAGAAGACGCGGAAGTTGTGCTTACCGGGAACCTCCCGGCCGTACACGGACACCAAACACTATCGTGGGACTTTCCTGGGTCATGGAGTGGCACTGTATATACACTACCTAAATATGTTGAATTTGAGAACGACCACCCAGTACTTACTGAACTCAGTGGTATAACAACAACCGGAACATTTACAGTACAAGTACAGGATAGTGCAACTATTGGGGGAACCTACGCATCATGTGGTGACACACTAGACATAACCAGCTCGGGCGTAACCGACGATAAAAGTGGTACAGCCGGTGCCGACGTTAGTACCAATTATAGATGGGTTCGTCTAAAACTTACTTCAGCAACATTCGTAGAAGGCACTGTTAGTGCCCACTTCAGGTCATAATGGCTTGGGTCGCGGATACAGGTTACCAGGGTAGAGACCAATTCTTACCCGGCGGTACAGCTCATAGAAATCCATACCAGTTAAAAGCCGACGGTACAGCTAACCCGTTCTATAAGTACCTCGCTATTGCTGATATGAATCGTACGATACAGGCTAGCTACTGGTCCATAGGCGGATCAGCTATGCCACCAGACCCCACAAGTGGTACAGATTATCATCAAATTAATATACAAAATCAAACCAATGACAGTCATTACTACGCAGCTTGTATGTGGATAGCACCCGACCAGATTCTGTTTGTATACCACAGAAAAGACGATGGTACATTTAGTAAGGTATGGACAGTCGGTACAAGCGTGAGTACGGAAAACACAATTACAACACTGACATATACCTGGTCGTACCCCCAAGGCAAAACAGCTATGTATATGGATGAGTTTGGTATAGTACACGCCACGTGGGGTACACGTAATAACTCCGGAAATGGTATCACACAAATGGCTTGGCATTACCCAGAGGATTCATGGACAACGTGGTCTGTAAACGCAAATGTTGTTACAGGTACCTTAGGCTCGACACATGCCTCGTGCTTGGTACGTCGCAAAGGTTATCTATATTTAATTACTAGCAAAGTCCTCTCTGGTAATAATGTTTATCTACTCATATACCGTAGACCTATATCTGCAGATCCAACGTCTACATGGACACTAATCCATACCACCGGTAATTTAGATGATCCTAATTCTCAAAATAACCGATATAAAGTATACGGGATGATTGGTACCTTGTTAGCGGATGGTACAATCCTAGTTGCAATAAAGAAGTGGTGGAATAGTGGTACAAACTACAGAATACTAATGGCCCGGGTTAGCTTCGTTGGTACTTCCGGAGATACATTCGATGCTGTATCCCAAAGCTGGATAGAAGATGATGTAAGTACGTACGAGTACGGTAATCACCAACAGATGGTAGCACCGTACGGCAACGGTGGGGCTATTTGCACATACTACATTCCAAATACTTGGTCTGAAGGTGGACTCACGTATAGTATAGCTCGGCAAGTAATCAGCGATGATGGAGATACTTGGGGTTCCGCTGCTATCACTACTGTAGGTACAGCCGGCAACGCTACCATAGCACCACGTTCTCCTTTGATGAATAGTAATCCAGTTAATACATTAGATGGCAATCTATCCGGATTAATAGTACACGGAGATCCCACCGACTTTCATGCTAAAGAGTGGCCTCAAATATGGGCCGGACAAAATACACCCTCAGGTACGCGCCCAATACTATATCATGAAACATCCGCCGCTTCTAACTTGTCAGGAGCCGACTGGGGTAGACCTCTAAACAACGCAGCCCATAGACGGGCAGTTGATATAGGCGCAAGTCCTACACATTCAATACTGGTAATGGACGACAACGGGGATGTTTTTCACCAGCTTACTTTAATAAATAGCAATAATAATGTATTTCGAGAAGCAGAGGCGGCGTACATACGTGTGCTGGTGTGGGAACCTTATGGGTCTGCTCCGACACAAACCGGACAATCCATCGTAACAACTTACAATGATTATGACTCTGGTTGGTTCCACGGTACTGAGACCGCGTGGAACACGGGTTCAATATACGGAGCATCTGATAAAGTCAGAACTAGATGGTTCTTCGCCGATGCCGCCATGCAACCTATACTTGACGCACAAGATGGTAACATATTATATATCGAAAGTGATAAACTAGTAGGAAAGTTGTAGGAGACTTCCGCGAGGAGACTTCCCCGCGTGACATAACACGAATGAGATGACAGAAACTATGCCAAATATTATACAAGACGAATTTACTCCAGATGAAGTCACGGCCCTGATAAACCTCATGGACGCGACTCCTATTAAGTTAGGTAATCACCCATTCTATTGGAACATACGCACTAAGCTAACCATGTTGTTAGCGCCAGAAGCTCCCACCGAAGCAGAACCTAAACCTGAAAGTACCAAATGACATGACCACTGAGAGTTTTACATGTTGGATTCATTAACCCAAGTCGCCGTCGACTCTACGCTCGCAGCTGCCGCTTCCGCACCTTTAAGCTTTAATTCCTGGCTTAGCATAATTACAATTGCTGTCAGCATTACTGTTCCGGCCGCGCTAATACTAGTAGGGAAATGGTTAAATAGTAGCAACGCAAGAGCATACACTGATTTGCAGAAATCTATTACTACTAAGTTCCAAGAGAACCGAGATGCAATATCCAGGACGAATGATAAACTTCGTACACTGGTCAAGCATTTCGATCTCGACCGAGAACTCGATTCGTACAAAGACGCAGTGACCTCCGTACTTTCACATTATGTCCCCAAACTCCAAAACCCTAAATATCAAGCAGCAGTAAGTAGCAAAGGCAAAGCCTTCATTGAAGCTATGATGTACATCCTAGAAACGTATCCAGGATTCACCATAGCCACATGGTCAAATGTTGAGAAGCATTTAGGCGCAGGCTACAAAGTAGCAATGCAAGATGTAGCACATCATATAGGTGATGTAGCTACCGCCCGCTTTGCTATCCAACACGCAATTGATTTCAAAGTGTACATGGACGGGCTCGAGGTTATACATCTAGATACTACAAATAAGAAGAGAGAACGCTTTATACAACAGAGTAGTGCCTTCTTAGTAATATTCATTAAGAATCTAATGCTAGAGGAAAGTCGTTGAGACCTATCAATAGAATCATCGTACACCGTAGCCAACTGGAGTACGGGAACTTTGATACAATGCATCGTATCCACGTCATAGAGAATTACTGGTCGTACGTTGGATATGAAGAACTTATATACAACGGTTACCCAACCTGGAAGTCCTATGTACGACACAAGCCAGATGTAGCATCAGATGGTCTTCGTGTTAAAGGCCGTCCTTACGAAATAGGCGGTGCACACACTATTGACTGGTCCGAGGATCACAAAGTTATAACCAATTACAATCATGATAGTATCGGAGTATGTCTTATGGGCATGGACTCTTTTACGTCAGCACAACTAATTACCCTACGGACGATAGTCCGCGAACTTAGAGCAATCCATGGAAACATACCTGTGTATGGACATGATGAACTGTTGACTGTTAATCCAGAGAACAAAGTCTGTCCCAATATAGATATGGACCATCTGCGGGAGTTTCTCGACGCACCTAATCCTGAAACTTTCATTGGTCCTCCTGCCCCCGAGTAGGGGAATTTGCTAAACGGTTAATACACACTGTCATAACAGTCAGTGAACAGCGCCACTTGAGCGTACCTTAAACAAAGGTAAATGATATGAAGACGAACACTAAACCTTTTGTAGATGATTTTCGAGTCAAGCTTAACATTTCTGATGAAGTGAAAGCAGCGACACCCGAACTGGGCAAGGGAATCATTGTAACAATCGATGCTACACGCGGTGGGTATGTCAATAGGAACTTCTACTTCTATTCCTTAGATGGGATGAAACGGTCTGTAAAGACTTGGAATGAACCTTATAACAAACCCATGCTCATTCATCATCGTATGAATGACGACTGGGAAGGCACAGCAGTTGACCCAATCGGACGTATCATTGGTGCAGAGTTCATCCAAGACGGCGAACAAGGCTTCATCCGTCTTAAAGCACAAATCACAGATCCAGATGCAATCGCCAAAGTAATGGACGGTCGCTATCTAACTGTATCTACGAGCCAGCGCCCAGCAGGGCCGGTACGCTGTTCCATATGCGGAAACGATTTGCTTCAAGATAGATGTGATCATAATCGTGGTACCAAGTATGTTATCGAAGGTGACGAGGATAAGGGCATAGAAGATGAAATCAAACTATGTTACTTTGAATTCAGTGACCTGGAGTACAGAGAATGTTCTCCCGTTAACGAACCCGCGGACCAAGATGATAATCACGCAGCCACGATAATCTCGTGGACGGCCATGGACAGTATTGGCGATACAATGCCAACCACTGAAGTCAAGTGTTATTCCAAGGCTTGCAATGCCGCCGATGGTATTGTAGAATTGGCTACTGATGAACTAGCACCGGTAGAGATACCGGAAGAAACACCCCCAGACACCGAAACCCCAAAAGCAGAAGATGACAAAGACGGCAAACCCGTCGTACCTGTTGTTCCAGCCGAAGAGGATGAAGAGTCTGCAGAGGATAAGGCCGCGAAGATTGCAGCCGATAAACAAGAAACCGATACCGTGGACCTCATGTCTATCGTAAGCTCAACAGATTGGAGATAAGTATGCAGCTATCAGAAGACCGCATTGCGGTAATCCGAAAAGCAATTGAAACAGCTACGGACACTCAACTGGACAGGTTACGTATGCTCGTGAAATACTCCGATGTTTCGGATGAAGTTAAAACAGCATTCAACGACGCTCTAGATTCTAAGGAGAACGAGCCCATGACACTGCAAGACGCAATTGCCTCCCCAGGCATGGAGCAGTATATCAGTTCTAAAGTGAAGGAAGCATCCGATGCCCTTCAAGGTACCATTGACACAATGGACACAGAGCTGAAAGCTGCCAAGAAAACAGCCGATACAGCATTGAAAGATGCAATCGTATTAGCCGCAACCGCCCTACGAGATGGCATCGATCCATTAGAGTTCGAAACATCACAGAAGGCATTCCGCGACGGACTGGAAGCTAAAACTCCAGAAGAACTCGCAACTATATTCACTGACCTTAATGCTAAGGTCAATACGCTTGGACAGAAACCAATCGAAACTGTACAAACTGATGTAGGCGCCGGTGAAAATGGCACTGAAGGTAAAGACGGTAAAGATAAGGGTGAAGATACCGAAGCACCTGCGCCAGTTAAAACCGCTGGTGATTTCTTCAAGCGCTACACCGACAACTTTGTTGAAGGTGCATAACGTCCTTTGAGACCAACACGTTTAATTATTGTATAATACAATAGGAGAATCAACGTGACTGATAGACTTAATTTCAATTCCGGGATCGCCTACAAGCGTCCCAGCAAACGGGTTCCAGAGAAGTATCTAGAATCCCCTCTCCGTCCGCAATTTGACATTTCAGACGGCCAACGTCCACCAATCGTGCTTATCCCTCACCGTTCACTACCCGTGAAGTTCAAGGATAAAACCACGGAACAGTGGATTGTAATTCCTAAGGGTAGATTAGTTTCTGCACAAACCATCCTTAACAGTGCTGCTGATGTATTCACAGGCGCATTCGATAACGATGGAGTTGCATTAAAGGTCAGCCCCGATGCCAGTTATGCTGGTGTCAGTAAGAACACAATCGGACTGTTAGTTCCTGCAAATGGTGGAGACGCCACTTACAGTGCACAGCCTTATAGTGCTAACGATGTACTCGCGGAAGTCCCTGCTAGCTCAGGCGACATCTTAGCTTCAGCCAGTGGTAGCATTGACTTTGGAGCTAACTCTCCAATCGGTGCAGTGTTCATGGACATCTACCAGGATATCCGTGGCGCATACCTTAACTATGATACTCACAAGAACTATGCAATCGTAGCACAGAACACAGTGCAGATGCCTTTCGTTGATAGCGAATTGGTAGCATCGATGTCCGGTCTTGAGATTGACAAGTTCCTTCCAAAGGGTTTCACTCATAGCGAAGCTGGTGCAGTTGTATCTATCGCTGATGCTTCTCTTATCACAGGTACTGTTGTTGCAATCGTCGACGGTGTTGTAACTGCAAATACTACTAGTGACATTAGCTTTGATGCTGATCACGGACTGGAAGTATCTGATACATTCTACCTGAATGGAGTTACTGCAGGTACACCTGCTAACTTTAACGATGTTGAACTTACTGTTACTGCACTTATAGGTACAGATGCTTTAACTGTAGCTGTAGCTTACAACTCTGAAGACGGTTCTGCCGCAACAATGTCAGATCGTTCCTTAGCTAACATCAATATCGTTGCTCATGGTTTCTCTGCTGCTGATCTTGTAACTCTTGCTGGAGTAACCGGAACAGGCGCAGCTAACTATAACACAGAACTGACCATAGTTTCTATCATCGATGCTGACAACTTCACAGTTGCCGCGGCGTACGACGATGAAGTTGGATCAGCAGCTACATTCGTATCTGGCGCTATCAGTGCCACATCCGGTGCTGGTTACTTGCAGGCTGAAATGTACTTTACATTCTTAACCATCGACAGCTCGTTTGCTGCTCATGGTAAGTCAGGTACTTTCGTTAAGTCTGATGCTTATGGTAACTATGTTCCAGAGTACACAACATATGCTAGTAACTATCGTACAGCGCAGACAGCTGGTCGTATCCTCGGCTTAGATGCTCGCTTTCCGAAAGACTTACTAGAAACAGTTGAAGCTCAGCGCTTCGAGGCCGTACCTACGGCTCGTGTTGCTGGTGCCGCGACTGAAGGTTTATCAGAACATCTATTTTACTTTGCATACCACATGCTAAACGGTGCTGGTTATGTATGGCCCACGGGCGTAGATGCTGTTGATCCAGCCAAGAAGATTAGAGAGTTTGTTGAAGCAGGAGCTATGGGAATGGCACTGATTCAACTCTCTGTAAGATAATCTAACTTGCGAAGTGTGGTGGCGGCTAGATGGTTCTAACCGCCACTATACAAAAACTCCATTGAGAGATTCCTCGTAATCCGCGAAACAAGGAGAAAGCAGAATGGAAATTCTGACTGATTTAAGCGCAAAGTCTCAAGGCCATAGTCAACTAGTCTATGATGCAATGACCAATAATGGTATTGTTGGATTGCCCGGTGTAGACAAGGTAGTAGCTGAATTTGGGTTCAAGGACCTCTTTAATTTAGATACAATCTTGGCTGGAGATAAAGATAAAGACGGCGAATTTGACGCCAAAGATATGATCAACTCCAATGATCTTACACGTATGATCGGTACATCGATCACGAAGATCGTTCAGGAAGCTATTGAGCCTGAACTAATGGTGCTTGATAACCTATTTCAAGAAGTACGCTACGATGGCCCCGGCCGTCAGATTGAAATTGGATCCGTAGGAGCCTTTCATGCTGGTGAAGTTGCTGAAGGTGGCGAATACCCAGAGAGTGACTGGAACTATGGAGAAGGCGACATGATCGCAGTCGGCATCAGTAAACATGGTCTTAAGATTCGTGTTACTGAAGAAGTTATCGAAGACAACTTGTTTGATGTTTTCGGTCTATGGCTTCGTATGGCCGGTAAGGCAATGGCTCGCCACAAAGAAACTGCCGCTATCCAGTTAATTAACGAATTCGGTTATACCGCTTTTGATAACGTCGCTGGTGCTACACATGTAGATGCTGCACAACTGGGTTCCACATCCGGTCGTGGTATTGATGGTGTTGAAAATGGCACAATGTCAGCTGATGACATCTTCGAGATGTACACATGGCTGTACATGCGCGGTTTCGTTCCTGATACACTGATCATGAATCCGCTGTCATGGCGTATGTTCATGAGTGATGCAGAAGTACGGGAGATCATCCTAAAGGGTGCTACTCTTGCTACCAAGCGTCTACCTTCTGGCTCTGGCGCTAACCGCGGCACAGCTCATGGTGGTCTTGGACTTCGTTATGGTAACACCGGTGTCGGCCTAGATGATCCTACGAAGGTCTCTGGACAAAACCCATGGGTTACTACTCTGAATCCAATCGGTGCTAGCTGGGAGATCCAGCCTAAGTATCTACCTACACCACTGAAGGTTATCGTTTCCCCATACGTTGGGTACACACCTGCCGACGGTACTACAAAACCATTAACCAATCTGGTTATGGCTGACAGTACTCGTTCCGGTTTACTTCTTACAAAAGAAGGTGTCTCAATTGATTCATGGGACGATCCAGAACGTGACATCATGGCGATGAAGATGAAGGAACGTTGGGGCTTAGCTCTGTTCGAGCAAGGCAAGGGCGTTGCTGTCGCACGCAACATTACAGTTGACAAGAACTACATCTTTGACAATGTAAATAGTCAAACACTGAGTTCTCTTGATCCAACCGTAGCAAAACCTATCACAGCGTAAGCTAGTATAGGGTAACATAATGAGTAGGGCGGTCTGCGGGCCGCCCATACTTATACAACTACATGGGAGTAGTTATTATGGCAAAAGCAGAACAAGTAGTCCTTTTAAAAGGCAACCAGTGGAAGTTCGGAGACGTAGCTCTCACTGCAATCGGAGCAGAGGATGAGTACTATACTCCTCTTAAGAGTATTTCCGAAGAAGATTTAGTCGCAGTAAACAAAGCCATTGTACATGGCATTTTAGGTATTGCGAAAGACCCCAAGCTCAAACGAGAGTACGCAGCACTCGCAGCTGATAAAGCTAAGCGCGTCCCTCGCACCACCAAGAAACACACCGGCCGTCTAGAATGGACAGCCTTAGATAAAGTACGTGAGAGCAAACGGCAACTACCAGCTCGCTCACCGAGCCTCGCAGCACGCACAGCAGACTACACCGGAGACAAGAGAGCGTTTCGCTTGTTACAGGAGCCCAATGAACGTAGACTCGTTGCATTGGTACCTGCCGAAGTAGCTAAGTGCCCGACTGAGAAAGACAAAGGCATATTCTTAAGAGAACTAGAGTACATTGAAAGTAACGGTTATAATGCTAACGCAGGAGCCCGTACGAAGATCATCGATCTTATTCAAGTAATGCTCAAACCCTTTAATAAAGGACCGATGTCCATTTCACCAGTGATGACAACAGAAGACTAATATGGCACTTGTAGTACTAAATAGTTCACCTACTGATAACCAACGTGACTTGGCTGTTACCAGTCCTATCTATGTTACCTTTAACAAGGCATTGGATATGACCTCCCTAACAGACATAGTCTTTAACCTCGTACGCAAGGAACAATTGATTCCAGTTGATGCTAGTATAGAGTTCAGACTCGCCCTTGCTGAGGGTGCAGAGGTTGAGACGTTTGATTTATTACAGGTAGTTATTACACCTACATCCAAACTGTACATGAACCACGAGTATCGGTTATATGTAAAGGGTGGGTCTAGAGGTGTGATGGCTGACGATGGTGAATACCTACTACACGATTTCATATTAAACTTTACCACAGGTGGTGCTGTAGTAGCACTCCCAGAAGATAATGCCGCACCGGAAGATATCTACCAGGGCAGTGAACTCTCTATTCTATTCTCCCAACCTATTGCAGACGCGATCATGGTTACCGGGAATAAAGTACAGCTCACGTTCAATCAGGGTATCCCCGATGTGACTAATATATCCGTAGAGGCCAAACATCCAATGGGTTATCCGTTGGACGGTGCTGATCCCTGGTCGGCTAATGCTACGATAGCTATCACTGGACACGTTGCAACTATACAGCCGGCGGACACGAGTATTGCCTTTAGTGCAAACTTGATCTACTCGTTCAAGGTGTATCATCCAACTAATAAGTTGATACCCGAGGTTGAGTTCATGACTGCTTTAAGTCCCTTTTACTCCACAGTGGAAGAGATCCGATTAGAGTATGGACAAGCAAGTCAAGATCTCTCAGATTACGAATTAGCTCTACATGTATTCAAACAAAGCATGCAGGCCAAGGCAGTATGGTCCGGAGGTACGAACACTGTACCATCGGCAACTCCATTCTATCTTGCCGAATACGTACGTTACAAAGTTTTACAACAGTTGATGAAAGACATACAACGTAACAATAGATCCACTGGCGCTAAGAAAACCTCCATCGGTGATCTACGTGTCGAGTTACGTGATATTGATCCAGAAGCAATTGTAGATATCAACGGGTATGTACGCCTATACGCTGCTAAAGTAGCAAGCGGAGACTTAGGTACAATCCCCCTAGATGCTAGTGATCCAGGTTACGCTGTTATAGCGGAACGCGGCGCACAAGCGTACATGGGCAGTGCGAACGATCTACGACCATTTAATATGAGTAGACGCCTACCCGGGGATCCAAGAGGTAACTAATGTCTTTAGGACTAAGAGAACAACGTGGACCAGCCATTAGGAACGCCTTCAGTAAGGCTGCCCAGCATGACTATGGCACGTGGTTCATCTACCGTAGATATCACTTGAATGAACCTGCAGCACAAGAGGCACTGACTGGTGAAGGATTGGCACGGACGGAACGATGGAAGTTCACGGACGAACCTATCTTAGCTAGACAAGAGGCTACCGGTATTACCGGTACCAAGGGGTTGATCACCGACCAGTCCATCTTTTATTTAGATTTGAATATCCGGCCCAAGCGTGGAGATACGGTAGTTAACGTATCCCTGGCTAACAAGCCGGCTCATTTAATTACACCCAATGAGGTTTTGCGAGCATCGCATGTCGAGGCGTTTCGTATTGTAGAGATCGATACTAAACGTGCGGGGCATGGAATGGTTAGCCATTTTGCTTGCATTGTAGATCCGGAACTAGGGAGTTATTGATGAAAATAGCCATCTACACAGATGACTATAGGGAAGCGCAGTACCCGACTTTGACCTATGAGGGACAACCTGTCCCACAAGGTGCGGGGCTCGTGGAGTATATAGAGTTTTTACGCGGAGCTTTACATACAATCACGCCAGTGGATGCACCCATCCTGCTCGAACCAGCATTTCCTGATTACATCATCAATGGCGAGCAAGTTCAACTCGCAGCACCTGTTATTACCTGGACTCTTGAAAGTATGAGTCCAGCTAAACTAGGAGGCAAGCCAGCGAAGAATCCGGAATCCGGTGTACGAGAAGTTGCAAAACGGTTTCGTACTACTACAGTGGTTGACGATGTCACTTATGAAGTGTACGGTCAAACACTACAAGCATGGATAAGGTTCGATATTTGGGCAACCAAAGCTGCTGATGCCGAACATGCTGCTAACTGGTTTCGTCAATATTTCATGGAATACTATGGCCCCGCCGCAGGCGCTGCCAAACAGTGGTTCCACGAGAGAAAGACAGACAAGGAGATCTCACAACTAAATAGTAAACTTCATGTACGTAGCTTAATTTACTTCGTACAGTTTGAAGAGAAGACTGCCGTTCGCATGGATAAAATACAATCCATCCAGGTGAGCATCGAGCAGGTTAATGAATTGTCATAAGAGGAGTGTACAATGGCAACACCCCGTATGAATTTCACTCTTAACGATGGCACTCTGCCTCGTGAGAGTCAAGCAACAGACAAGAACCGTCGCATTATTCTGATTGGAACATCTAGTCGTGGACCAATGCTAGAAGCTGCAGTTTTAGCTTCTAAGACCGATGTACGTTCCTTGTATGGTGCCTCTAATGTTGGAACATTGGTCAGAGCGTTTGACGAAGCGTATGATGCGCAGAGTGGCTCTGAGAAATCCCCTGATATCGTCTGTATTCGAATTGGTGAAGAGTTAAGCTCAAAAGCTAACTTGGAATTACTCGAATCCGGTGGATCTACCGTAGCACTTACACTGTACTCAGTTGCCCCTGGTAACGAATACAACGATGTACTTGTACAAGCGAAGACCGATCAGTTCAAGATCTACAATCCAATCTTAGAACAATGGGCACTATTTCAGATAGACTTCACTGGTGTAAATCCCAGTTTATATAATGACGTAACGGAACTAGCCGATGCTATTAATCTTAATACGATTTCTAGCGGTGTAATTCAGGCCGAGGTTAACTACCAGAAAGCTCGTTACGAACTTATCATTGGTGCAGGCGATGCCGTGGATAGCAACGGAGAGGTCACAATTGATCTTACCGGTTCTCCAGAAGAGCAAGCCTCTAACTTGATTTATGATAACAGTGCCGTTGTTGCGGCACAAAACCTAGCTTCCATGATTAGCAGTGGTTCACTAAAGTCCGTCAGTTCCATCGATAAACTTTATGCCATCACCGCTTCTGACTTCATTGAGATCCCAGCTAACTCCCGTACACACGAGATTCCAACTGGTATCGTACATAAGACAGCTCATGCTAGCTTTGATGCTTTACTTGGTGTTACACAGCCCGTAGACAACGAACGAGTAATCGTCGCCGTGGGTACCGGTGCTGTTGCTACACATACTGAGTATGAAATCACAAACCATGGAATGGTCGCTGGCGACAAGTTCACTCCTGGTCTTACTGCGGTAGCTGACGCCGGTACGGCACCTGAACTATCAAATGGTGTTGAGCTTACTGTAACAAGTGTTGTTGATGCGGACAAGGTTGAAGCACTCGTTGCCTGGACTGACGAAGTAGCTGGAGTTAATCCAACTGCTACGCTTGATTTCGGTCTAGCACGTATGGCTAAGGTAGCTGCGAATGATGTAGCTCCTGCTGTGAGTGGACAAACTTTTGAAGCATTCGATGCCGAAGAAGTAACCACATTCGACGATAGTGTAAGCGCAGCAATCACGGTAACTATACCAGCTCCCCTCGGACTGCCAGTTTCTAACGACACTGATGCAGGATTCGTCCTGTATGCGGCTGCCGTTAAAGATGCTCACAGTCTAACAGGTGATCCAGCTTCAGCTGACTTGCTGCCCGTACTCCCCTCGGAGTTCGACGTATCAATGAAGGCAGTTTATATCCTTTCAACCGGTGCTAGTGAAACCGTAGCATTAGCTGAATTCGAATGGACTGGATGGGCTAATGGGATTGCTACAATAGAGCTCACCGTGGATGGTGGACTGTCAGGTCTGGTAACAAGTGTAAAGTTAACTGGTATTTCACTAGCCGGCTCCTTGAATGAAGTCGCAACTGGTGTTGTATTAGCAGCTAGCACTGACTATCGTTTCATCAACAATAAACTGATCTTTGGTGCTCTATCTTCTCGCCGTCGTTTCGTACGACACCTGAGTCGTATAGACTATGACGAAGCAGATGCCATGTTCTTGAATGACGTTGGTACAATCACTCTAATGGGTGCACGTCCTGGTTATAATTCTGGAGCATTATCTGGTGAGATCTATTTCGGTTTTGAATTCGATTATGTTCCTGATGCATTCGCAGACACAATAACTGCCCTCGCCGGCGGTTCTGCTGGTCTCGGTGTCGTGAACAGTCCGATCTATTTCAAACGCGAAGTAGCCAAGGCTCTTAATGAAGTAGAGAACCTGGACTTCGCTGTCGTGAATGTTCCTAAGTTCTACATCGATACAGTAATGACTACGTACGATGAAACCACTGGTGAAGAGTTTATCACCAATGCTGGATACTCTGATGTCTTAAGTTCATTCTTAAGCGATCAGTATGGCGGTCACGCCATGGCTATCATGTCTCCATCGCCTATAGTAGGTACTGGGAACAATGGCAATATCAGTCGTGCTGATGTTAATGCTCGTTTTGACGAATTAGCAGTTGTCTCCGCACTGAATTCAACCCGTGCCTCTAACAAGATCAGCGCCATCGGCGATCTGCATCTAGCGTTAGTGGACATGGAAGTTCAGTTCGCAAGTGACGGTATAGCGTACTACGCGCAAGCCGGAGCTGGAATTGCTGGTTTGCTAGCAGCCTCTGACTCTTCAGAAGCTGTATACACCAAGTACTTGAGCAATGCTCGTAGATTACGCGGGGCCTTCACGGAACGTACATCTGCAGGTACCAGCCAAGTAGATGCCTTATCTGATGCTCGCATCAATGTTGGTATCGCTGAAGCCGGTGGAATCCGTCTATCCGACGGACTCTTACTCGCCGCAGAGTCGTCTGATTACCAGTTAATCAGTACATTCTGGATGGTCGAGAAGATGCTCCACAGTGCTGCAGCTATTGGGCGTAGTTACCTGGGTAAATCCCCAGATCGCTTAGCAATCACCGCACTAGACAATGCGCTAAGAAGTGCCTATGACTTAATGGTCCCTAACGAAGTAACGGCTTTCCGCCTAGCTATCAATGTGGATCCTCTAGCCAAAGCAATGAAAGCAATTGATGTTCAGCTGCAGGTTGCACCTGCCGGCGAAGTACGTGCGTTTAATGTTACTACAACATTGCGCGCCGCTGAAGCCGACTTTGTCTAAGACATACCATAATGGTAAGGATTGACAAATTGAATACAGCCCCTGAGCTATTAGATATGGACAAGCCCGGGAAACCGGGCAATGTCCCTTATAATAAGGTTGAACAACAATGAGTAATTTTGACATCACAAGTGACCCAGCAAAAGGTGCCGTAGCATCCTACACAACTTTTGCCGGTTCTGATATTAAAGCTGCTTTCGGTAATGTTGAAGTTGGTAACCTGCAGGGATTAAGCGTCTCAGTGAACCGTGAGGTTCGTCCCATCTTCGTGATGGGTAATGAAGATGCTGTATCTTTCAGCCGCGGTAAACGTGGTATTGCTGGTTCAATCATCCTTAACACTTTCGATAGACACGCTCTTGGGCATATCTTGACTGAAGAAGCCTGGATTCATGATAAAAAGCACAATGATCTAGGCACCGACAGGTCAGCTGTACTAAATGCATCTAACCTAACAGATGAGCAGTTAGAAAATGCTACTGCCACCTCGGATCTAGCTATACAGTTCGAACAGTTAGGTAACCAGTCTACGAAACGTCCAGAATACGCAGATGAATTACCTCCATTCGAGATCACATTAGTGGCTCGCAACTCCTTTGGACATGGAATGTACATGACGATTCATAATGTCATCCTCATTTCTGAAGGTACTGGAGTATCTGTAGACGATGCAACCCAGGAATCACAGTTGACATTCGTGGCAACAGGTGTAACCTGGTGGAAGGCTTTAACTACATAATCGCTGCTCCCTCGATAAAGGACTAATCCCCTCACACACTGTGAGGGGAACGTCCGCTTAGGACTACCATGGCTGACTTCGAATACACCACAGGTGAAAACACATTAATGGCATACTCTGGCGTTGATGTTCAAGTTATGTTCGAGTGGTCAGACATAGGTGTACGGCAAGAGAATCTCGCAACACTTTCAATTTCAGTACACAGGGAGAAGTTTCCAGTACGATCACTTGGACAAGTTAATGCCACTGGCTTTACGTACGGCCCTCGTACTATAGCGGGCAGTATGATATTCATTAATAGCGTAGATCAAGGTTTAATACACGATCTTTTCAGTGATATAGATGCAACTACCGGTAAGGCTCATAACTATACAAAACTTGATCAATTACCTCCATGCAACGTAATTGGTATCATAGTAGGACCAACTGGTAATCTACTACACTTCGAGTTAACGGATGTAACATTCATAGATCCAGGAGTTACCTTAGGAATCGATGAAGGATTCACAGAGACGGTAGTACAATATCTAGCAAGAGATATGAAAGATATTAGAAAAGCAACTACCGACTATATTGAAGATTTGTTGGCTCCCTACAATAATGAAGAACCAGACGAAGAATAAGTCCCATGTACGAGCCGGAATATTACTGCGGGGCCGATATACAGGTAGGGATTCAATTAAATAAAGATGCCCCTATCCCCCTTTCTGCACCATACTTTAACGTATCACAAGTAACATCTAAAGAAGCTATCTTCGGACATAATACCGTCGTACCTGGAGCATTCGCCGACGGTGAGAGCCTGACTCAAGGTACCATAGCCATTGTCCTTGGTGAAGAACCTGAATGGTTCAATGATTATCCTTATACAGTATTATTTAATTTATATGTACAACCGCTACCAATATACGGTAAAGCGAAGATTCTAATTATTAACCACGTGCATATACAGAGTCAGCAGGTTCAGGTCACCGCCGACGGCGGTCCAACCAGTACTATCTACAACTTCATAGGCGTAATAGGAAACTCCGTGGTGGATGACTCGTTCATAGCCATACCTGTACCAGAGGTTGTACGCACACCAGTAGAACCAGAAGTAGAAGTAGAAGTAGAACCCGAAGCCGTAGTACCTGCGATCATAGAAATTGTACCCGACCCCGTGCCTGTAGGTATGAATACACATATATCTTTATGGCAAATACTAGACAACGATACAGAAGACCCTCACCCAGTCACAGTTAGTTATTTACAACTCAAAACACTCGCAACTGACTTCGCCGAAGCAGGTGTTGATTTCCGTAATGACTCAGGTACGGGTAACTGGTATCGGCAAGAAGACAATAGATATACCGCAACAAAGCACAAAGAGATAGTCGTTAATCTTCCGATGTTAGAGAATGTTATTGGGCCTCCAAACCTTGGTCATCTACGGGCTGAGGCTATAAGTATGTTCATGGAACAATATACTACACCACTAGCTGACATCGATCAACCAGGAGTATGTTGGCTGATGTTCATAGAAGCCGCTGGCGGAGTATATTACGATTTAATTGGATTCGTTGACTACATAAATATAGGTGCACCCGCAGACCTAACAGAATTGCTCCATCATTTTAGAGCTATATTATACGGACATGCACCTAATGATTAATATACATGCTACTGGTGCCGACCTGATAGTCAAAGCAACCACAGTCGATGGGGTACTCTCCACTCTGGATTGTGCTTCCCTAACTTTTCAAGTAAATACCGAAGTTATACCACAGTACACGTACTTTAAAGGTAACACAGTAGGGTACGCACAAGGTAAAGCCTTGGTTAGTGGGTCTTTTGCGTTGAATTCCACACAACCCGTGAACTTCGAAGGTGCAGATCTTAAGTTATTGTTTACTCCTAGGTTTACTGGCGGACTATCGCGCATCGTTGATTTACTATCAATTCGTGTCACCGGTACGCAGATGGTGACGAACTCCGACGGACAACCAATACAAACGGCATACCAATTCATAGCATGGAGTATGCTAACCAATTACGAAGCTATCACTACACCGTTCTCAGAAGCAGTACCTGTTGACCAAAACGAACAATTAGTAGTATCACAAATACCAAGTAATGTATATAAAGTCTGGAACATAGTATGGACACCTCCAATACTCACAGCTGGTGACCCTATATATACAATTACCAATGTAGATAATACCTCAGTACAAGTACAGTTACCGTCAGATAGCTGGACCGATCTTACAGCACTATTACAACATCTGTCATCCACATCGCAGTTTGCAAATGACGACGGAGAGACAGCCCCACAACAACTTATAATCCAAGAGATTGGACAGCATACTATATGGTATGTATATGAAGCCAATTCTCAAGGGGTATTATATAAGATAATACCAACACCATTTGGCGGGGCTGCGTTTAATGCTCTCGCGAACAAACTCACACTTTGACCCTGCCATACCATTAATCGAACATAACAAGGAGATCTCATATGAGTGACAAAGTAGCAAAGAAAGACAACACCGCAGCTCCTACCGAGGAAGTAACAGCAGCAGCAGTGGAACCAGCAATGGACACACCCTCTAAAGAGGTGATCGCCGGCTGGAAGGAGAAGTTTGGTATTCTACAGATGTCAGTAGTAGGAACTAAAGCTTATATCTACCGACAACTATCTAAGAGTGAGCATACACAAATGCTAACCGACGGATTACTTACAGGCGCAGATGCGGAAGAGAATGTTGTACAGCAACTAATTCTGTTCCCAGTCTATAAGGACATCGACTTCGAACGTGCAGCAGGACTAGCGTCCACCCTATCACAGAACATGCTGATCTTAGCAGGTTTTGGAAATGCGGCGGAACCAGTCACGCTTTAAACCAAACGTCCAAGTAGGAGTATTGAGGCGAGGCTCGGCATACGTCGATTCTCGCCTCTTTTTATATCATGGCTAAAGTAGACGAAACACAATTATTAAAGTGGAAGTTTGAATACGGTGCCGTACACGCGGTGACTATAGAATCACAACGTATTTATTATAGATCCCTTAACACCATGGAGTACTTGGCGTTTATGGATTTATCTACATCTCTACCAACATCAGATTGGGCAGAAGCGATCTTTAAGACCGTAGTGTTACATGGCCCCGACGCTCCGTTAACTCTCGCCGGTTCATACTCGACCATAGCTGAATCCGCAACCTCTAATATTGGACTCTCAGAGGAAGCATATGATGCTCTCGTGGAGGTTTCCCGTACGTGGGCATCAGAACATTCAGAGAAAGCCGTCACGTACGCCATAGCGGTCAAGGCAGCCGCTGTGTACCCCGGTATAGATCTACTTCAGTTACTTAAAATGACACCTGAACATCTATTCCGTACCGTGGCTGTACTTGAACTAGCTACGAAGCAATCTATCTTGACCGAGACACAAGAGCTTACTTCTAAACCTGTCACCATGGACGCAGAGTCTATGGCTAAACGTGGTATCACACCCGAGAAGCTCGCGGAAACTACCAATGTACTCGCAGAAGCTATAAAGCATGGACGTAATGGCCGCTGATCCAAGAGATATTGCCCTAGCCCTGGAGGGTTACGAAGACTCCGGTGTATCGTCCGCTATAACTAGTGGGCTAACTGGTATGGTCAAGTCGTTCGCGACTTGGGGTGTACTATTCATGGGCGCTCAAGGCGCATTCAATGTTGGTAAGAAGAAACTAATAGCATCAGCGGCCGTAAGTCGTAATGTATCCAAGACTGTACGTGCAGCCGCCAACGCGGCACACCAAGCCGATGATAGTTTATCTGTTTTCCTCAGCAGAGGTAAGCTACCTGGAGGTAAAGCCGCCGGGGCATTACACAAAGCTGTTACTAATACACACTACAAAGAATACTTAAGACGTACAGACGGTAAGAACATAGTTGAACGTTGGGATACATTCAAAACAGCAGGCATGGGACGCCCAGATATTGCATTGGGTATGGCCGGTAAGTACGCCAAGGATTCAGTTGTAGCATTCCCGTTCTTCTATGGAGTAGACCGTATCATCGGACACCCAACCGACACTGCGGCTCAGCGACAAAAGAGAGATATCGCATGGTATAATCTACCAGGACGAGCCTGGGACATAGCTACGTACGTTCCTGAGTTCATCGGGTATGATGCAATGTCTCGTGGTATGATGGGCGGAGCCCAGATAATAGGAACAAAGCTTTTAAACAACAAACTTAACCCAGATGGTATGACGAAATCCGTAGTCGCTACTGTAAACAAAGCATTAGAGTGGTGGAAATCAGATAAGAACAAGATTCGTCCGTACGTTGACAAAGCGATGGTCCACAAAGCCGCGCTCAAAACAACACTTAAGGAACGTGAGTCTTACCGCGTACACATGGATAGGACTAAAACTTCCCACCTAAAGTTTGTTGGTAAGAAGGAGGGTGCGAAGGACATAAGTGCTCTGTACAAAGAGCAGGTAAGGACACAAGCTAAGGTCATCCGATCTCGTAAGTCCGCCATGGACGACTTCAGTGTTAGTCATTTCAAACGGTGGATGGGACCTATAGCGTCACGCCGCGAGGACGATCAACAACAACTAATTAAGTCATTCGCGACTCCTGGAATGTCCGATGATTATCTTAATCACATTGAGACTAACCTGTTCGATGCTAAGAAGACATCAACATTTACAGAACGATTAGTTAGTAAGTACTTAGGCTTCGAACGTGCAAGATTAAAACACTATGATTACAGTACACAACAACGTGTACAAATGACGACAGCTAGCTTTTTCCACGATATAAGGCAACAGCCTACAGTAGGACTAGAACAGCAGGCGAAGTTATCACGAATCTTTCCACACCTTAACACGGCCGCCAAGGATGGTCATAAACTTAAAGAGTTATTAGCGGATAGACATATCTATTATGCCAAGAACCTACCAGGTAGGTTCGGCGGTAAGGGTAAAATAGTTGATATTCGTAACTACAGCCCAGGAGCTATAGCAGATAAAGCTATAAGTAGTCTAGGTAAGACGACACGCCTAGGTCCTGCTCTTGATACATTATACCCAATACGCGGATTGCTAGGTCAAGATCTACCAATGTTCATACCTATACATAATACATTACCCATATCTGGTATGACTGGTGCAAACGTAACGGACGAGGGCTTAAAGTCTGGTGCGTACTTGATGAACGCGGACAGCCCACGCCAAGCATTTAAGTTTAGTGGACAAGCTGGAGGTAAAGGTAACCTACCTGGCGTACTAATTCGAACTCCAGGTAAGCGTTCTTACACACTGTTTGGTCCAGATCTAGCTATGCAGAATACCGTTGAGCTCGCTAACAACATACGGCCTTTCGCATCTGCACTGTCAAAGAAGGGTGGAAAGATAGTTTACCAATCTGCAGGGTTCCTTCCACCAAGAGATCCAGACAGAATGGACAAAACAAGTCCTTTCCGACAATGGTTGCATCAGAAGTTCGACCTCGGAGCTAGCCAAGGTGCTAACGCTTCTATCTTCGAGATGGTATCTTCCGCACTAATGCCAAATGATCCTACTAAGCCCCACTACATGCTAGATAAGATAAAGAGTAACATAGCAAAATTCGATAGTAAGGCTAAGATATCACCGCTCATGGGCAAGCAACTAATGGTTGAGTTAGCAGGTGCTGGTACTATGTTCGCTGGTATTGAGAAAGAAGCGTACGACAAGGTATTCCTTGGTAGTGATTCTATATATTCAACACTGTTAACTACCGGACATGGATCATTACTATTAGATAACATACCAAACGTAGACATACGCAGCGCTATACGCGGTAACCGTACTAAACTCTCTACGGAAGATTTCCTCGCTGAGATACAAGATGATGTAGTAAAGTCTCGTAAGGTAGTAAAGTATTTAATGGCCCAGACTGGTGATAGCCCCGTCAGCAAGGCTAGTATTAGTGTATCCAATAGTGCATACATCAAAGAACATTTATTAGATAGTCCTGAAAGTTTCCTTCAAGGGTCTGGTAGAGGCGAGAGTCCACATCAAAAGATGTTGAGGTACATAGCAGATGTAAGTACTAACTTCGAGCTCTCTTTCTCTACTCCTGATGGGTCTACAGCTGTAGATAGAGCTATAGCTGCAGTTAAAGCCAGAACCGGTTCACGCTTTAGTGATAAAGAACTAAGCCTAGTTCAAATGGTTAAACATTCCAAAACGTACAAGAAACTTCTGCAGGCAGAGGACCTTGGACCGTTAATGGGTATGAAGACCAATACCGAGGCACAGTCTGAGTACCGTCCTACAGTAAACAAGCTAATCGAAATAGTCCAAGAAGCACAACACAGCGACGAAGCGACTGCCTATCTAAAACAAATCCATCCACTTAAACAGTTCAATGATCAGCACGTGGGTCGTGCAGCCCAGCTATCGGAGATTAAGAAACTCACATCCGAGACACAGTTCGTAGCAGTGGACAACTCCATAGGTGGTTGGTTTAAGTTTGGATCCACATACACTTATGAAACATTCGGTACAGTCCTGGACTGGGTTGGACTTGGGTGGGACCGTGGTAAATATAAAGATATATTACCACAAAGAGGCGACAAAGGTCACAGCTCTTGGCTTGGTTTGATGGGTCGCCGTGCTGCGTTAATGGCTGGAATAGAACTCACGTACGACTTTGCTGACACTGTTACTGATACATTACCAGTGTTCGAAGGTACTGCCCTGGATGAGGGTATTACCGTAGGCGTCGCCGATCAAGCCGTACGCTTGAGATTGTTAGCTGCAAAAGTTTATGACATTACAGGTGTAACAGCGGGTGCCAAGTACTTAGAAGGGTTGATGCCTAAGTCTACATCCACCTTACCAGGCGCAGCTATAGGATTCGCCATTGGAGGCGCACCCGGTGCGTTAGCAGGAGCTGTAATTAACCGGTGGTTGCAACCCACAATGGCTGAAGGTCCTCTCGGATTTCTATCTATCATTCCGCTAGCAGCTCCATTCGTCACGGATATGACTAAGTCATACGATGAATTACGTGATATCTATTCAGGTAAAGAATTAGTTCCCGTACGTAAGGGTGCCGGTTGGACTTTGGGAAGTACGCCCATAGAAGGTGGACGCACCATGGCCGTTCTTCCAAACTGGTATGCCCGTATGAAAGCACAAGTATCATCATCACCGGTACAGTACGGTTCACCATGGGAAGAGTTCATATTCAAAGACAGAAGTATAATTGATTTCTCAATTGGCGATCTGATTGATCCACAGTACCTAACACGTAAACATTATTTCGATAGACCGTATATGGAACCTGATGTACCGTTCAGTGAAGTACCACTGGTTGGTCCTATATTAGGAGCCACTGCAGGTAGATTGTATAACTTCCTACATCCAATGGGCACAAACTCATTAATGCACCTAGAGGATGCCCGCTCCGAACTTGGCGCCGGCGTCACAGGTAAAGGCAAAGGTGCACATGAGGGTAAAGCGTTAGCAGGGTTCTCACAGTACAAAGGTGTACTTGGGGGATTCGACACTGATGCCCCGCGAATTATACCAGGTATGGGAGTAGTAGCTGATGAATATATTGCCAGAGCTACTAGCCCACGTGCTATTATATCTGAATCAGTGTACCGTGGTTTAATCGAGGCACCAGGGTTAACTGGGTTCCTAAGCTCTCAAGCATTCTGGGGCGGTGACGAGCCATTTGTAGATGAAACATATTTAACCAGCTCTAGCGCCATAGACTCCACGGCCCGTAAATTATGGGACGCTAACCTTGGAGATTTACTATTTCTTAATGAAGGTATTCGTAGACTCTATCCTAGACCACGTACATCTTTCAACCAGGCTAACCCTATACCTAATCAGATGCCAACATGGTTACCTGAGGAATTCCGTACTGGTGACCCTTATTGTGTTACCGATGACACTGAAATTGAAGTACTCGGCGGCCTCAAGCGCGCGGACGAAATAGAGGAGGGAGATCTAGTACGTACCACACGTGGTCGTTACGTTCCGGTATCCGCTATTCTACCTAGACCAGTCAAGGAACGCGTATATGTTATTAAGTTAAAACATACTGATACATTAATCCGTGTTACTAGTGAACATCCATTCCTAGTAAGTGACAATGGACATTATGTTAAAGCGGAGAATCTTACCAAGAAACATAGAGTAAGATACCCACTGCGTGACTTACGTACAACAGCGCCAGCTGTGCACACAGAAATGTCTACTAGACGTTCTGGTGTAGTCACAGGTGGGTATGCGTTTACACTAGGTATCATACTGGCGTACGGTAAGTATGAAGATGAACATATAAAGTTAATCAACTGCCCGATAGATCATGGAGAGATTGTACACCTAGTAGATACATACTTTGGAGTATCAGTAAACAGAGATAATAGCTTCCGCTCCGGCGCTGTAGCTGAGTTACTAGAACAGATGCAGACGTACGGTATACCAGATGAATTGTACGCTGTGGGTACTCCTGCATTACTGCAGTTCACTAGACAGTTTCTGACTACTAACATGAGAGGCATGGAACTTACGTTTGAAATGCCTACACGAAACTTAGCATATCAGATCTGGAGTCACTTAGCACAACTTCATATTCATGGAGTTCTCGAAGGCAACACTGTGCAAGTATATGGTAAATCAGCAGTTACGTTACACCATATATTAACAGGCGAACGTGTATACGATAGAGGACAGATTACAGGTAATGAATTACCTTCCACTATATTGCGCGTAATCGGTAACAAACAATATATGAGTCTAGGTATCGAATGGATCAAGAGAGAACGTTACGATGGTCTCGTATACGGATTCGAAGTAGATACCGATGATAGTTTCTGTGTGGGCTGTGTTTGTACACACAATACCAAACGTCCTTTAGGGGAATATATTCTTCCAGGATCTGGCTACGAAGCTACACACGAAACAACCATTGATTTCCCGTCCGGTATCTCGAGATTAGGTTCCAGCGCATTTGATCAGGCTATGGGGTTCTTAGGATTAAACCAATTCGATGAGGATGCCATTGAGATTATGGAGGGTGGTACTGCTATTCATCGTATGGTGCAGACCGCATTGAAAGCAGAGAACCGCGCAATCAAGACAGAAGCATTAATCACTGACCCAGAGAACAGATTATCATCCTATGTTGATTTAGTTTTTCCTACAGTGGACAAAGTCGGCTCACCTGGTGAAATCAAATCTATCAGCGCCGCAGGTTTTAGTAAACTCCGTGCACCAAAACGAGCAAATGTTGTGCAGTTGAATGCTTATATGCACATCATGGGTGCACAGTCAGGTAAGATAATCTACGTCAATCGAGATGATCCTTCACAGGTTAAGTCGTTTTTCACCCGATACAACGCGGACATGTGGGACGACTCTATCAACACGCTTAACCAAGCGCGCGGTATGGCGGCCGGTTATCTAGAAGAAGGATACGGTCAAGCTGCCGGTGGTTATAGTTACACTGATCGCTTCGAAGTATTACTTAATACATCCCCATTCAGTAAAGAGTTTCGTGAAATAGGACAAATCGTCGAAGAACAAGCAGAACGCGGTATGCTCACTGATAGCCAGGTCAATAGATTAGACATGTTAAAGAGACATGCTAAAGGTGTAGTTAACAAGTATGAAATGTATGACAAACGATTCCAAGGTACAGATTGGATTGCACCCAGTGCTGAATACACCTCGTACAACTTGAATGAGAACATCAGAGCTGCAGCTGAATATTCATTAACCGAACGGGCCGTTGGTGCTGTTTGGGAAAAGCTCATGAGTTATCGTACTCCGTTACATACGAAGTTTTTCGGTGTGTATTCACCAGAGGAAATGTACGATAACGAAGTGGTATTAGGTAAAGGCTTTCAAGGATGGGGAAACCCAGTTGAATCATTCATCAAGCCATGGACACGCGGAGCGCTATCAGCTACCGGGCCCGTACAGGGAGCTCTGAGTTGGGGAGCTGGTGGAGCACTAGTCGGTGGACCATTCGGTGCCACTGTTGGAGCAGCCGTAGGTGCTGCATACGGTACAGCGCACGGACTCGCTAGAACTATCACCGGTACAGAATACAAACCTGACCACTTCGAAGAACTCAGTGAATACTCTGAATACTTCGATGTCGTTAAGTACGACAAAGCTTCACGGATGTATGACCTCACGAAAGATAGTAGGTACTTGAGACAAATGAGCCAGACTGCTGTTGGCTTTGGTGCGTTCGCCCAGAACCCGGAAGAGATGAATCAAACTAACCGCTACGCGTATCAAGCGTACAATATGCAGGGCACACCTAACTACGGGCACCACTCACCGTGGGGTGGTCAGGATACCGCCGGTGACACATCATATCGTGCACAATTAGATCTAGGAGTTACCTTCTCCGCCATCCCGTACTGGGATAGACCATTCTTTACAGCGTTCATGAACGAACGTGATCCGGAAAGACGACAACAGATCTTACGCAAGGTTGATGCCAGCATGGCGCGCGTACTATCCAAGACCTGGAACGAGAGCAGAGACAGTGCCTTCGATGCTACTCAATACTTCGAAACACATCAACGCCCATTAGCTACTGATCCAATAATGCAACCGTCCGCTAACATGGACTTCTTTGAAATGAAGACGGTGGAATCAGCCGGCCTTGATTCTCATGACTTTGGGTTAGGTTGGCGTGACCAGGTTAAAGCCGCTGAACAAAGTCTGTTAAAGTCCAGGGCATTAGATATACATGCACCTTCTTCAGGGCAAAGCTCAGTAGATATAGATATACCAGAGATACAAGGATATATCACTCAGCAATTAACTATGTCTGGCATGACATTTACCGTCGAAGTTACGGACACACCATCAGCAGGGGCTGAAGGTATCAAGCTAGAAGTAGAAATCCAGAGAGACTCTGCTCGCGAGATATCAAGGAGAACACGTGGCTAATAAGCAAAAAGAGACTAAAGATGTACTACTGTCGGCGGCGTTAGCGCTCCCAGCTATTCTTGGTATAGTCAAAGGCTCTAGAGCTATTCACCAAGCGTGGGCGGCCCAGGAACCTGGATCATTTAAGTCAGCCGTACACGATATATTAAGTCGTATCATAGATGTACCGGAAGTATTAAAAGCAGGAGATCGTCCCGCCGATCAAATCTTCGCAAACGCTGGTATCCAGACTAACGCCGCGTATGTTAAGGCAGATGGATCCAACACGGCAATGATGATTGCTGGGTATAAACGAGCACGAGAACAAGAAAAGAATATACGAAAGTTCGGTAAGAAACGCAACGCAGCTGGTGAGTTCGTAGAACAGATCAGTAAACGCGATGCACACACACTAGCTAATCCAATCTCCAGCTATTGGGCTAATGTTTACGGAGTGAACAGCGCGCATCCGTTAGTTAATAATGATGCTAATGAAATACTGTTTAAAAGCTCTGCTAAGTTGATGAAATTACAGGGTATTATTGGTGATTTACCCAATAATCTAGCAACACAAGTTCTAGGCGGCGAGCACGTCATGGACGAACATACCACCTTGGCTATACAAGATGAGTTGTTTACCCCAAATACTGCACAAAATAAGAGATATAACGCTAGGTTAAAGGCAGGCTTAGCTTTAGTACTAAAGGATAAGAGCTACGGTAACGTAGTATACAATTTCAGAACCGCCAGTGATGAGGCATTACAAAATGCCATCATGGTCATGGAACTTAAGAAACATATCGATGCTGGTAAATTACCTGGACAGGTAATTGAGACCGTAGAGTCTGAGGCAGCCGATAAGCTTAGTGCATTTCGTAAAGAACAGTACATGCAAACACGGAAGATACTCGTAGATGGCATGTCCACTAACAAAACTACACAATCATCCGTACGTGGCGTAGCTGAACTACTAGCTGTAGATCTATACAAGGCTGCCGAAACTCCCGGAGAAATGGCACAGTATAGTAAGCTAATCGCTTTCGCTAACGCGTACTCCGAAGTGTATGGTCGACAACCTATCGCTACATTAGAAGCTGGGTTCGTTACGATGGATGATATCCGGCAAAACGCGGTCGCACTGGAGACTAGATTCTCCGAGATGCAAGCATCGCAGGCTCCGTCTTCACAGGTTGTGAAGGTTCTCAAGAAGACAGCGCAGAAACTTAACCAAGCTAACAAAGAAAGGCTAGTCGATACCTTCACCAAGGTAGTGAATCCACAGGTAAAGTTCGGTAAACCGCAGGCGTTCACTCTAGGATCATCTGGAGATATACGTAACTGGTTAGACTTAGCTAATGGAAACCCCAATCATCTAGAACGTTTGCGCACGAGACTGCACAAAGATATGTACAGGGTCTTAGGGCAAGGTGCTGTATATGATAAGTTTCATAATCCAGGTGTCGTAGCTGAACGTCTTGGTAAACAACTAGATAATATAAAGCAGGTTGTACTAAGAGCTAAGGCTGACGCCAAGAATAGAGCCGTACTTGGTGCCGGCGCAGATCAGAAGAAGCTAAAAGTATTAACTGATTTGCTAGAGAAACTGCAATTCAAAGTAGAAGGTTATACGTTTGATAACGCAGGAATAACACAACAACACTTAAAACTAAGCTACATTAGTGGTGGGTTAAACGCTAGTGTACTAGTACCTATAAACGTACGTGGCGTCGTGACTCCTACTCTTGGCGGACAAGCACAGGTTTCAACACTGTACCAGCGCACAGTATTGAATAGAGCTAGCGGGTTCAATCCAGATCTAGATGGTCTCGTGGATTATACAGCCGGCCGTATGGATTCTATCGAGCGTACAGCGGAAAAAGCATTAAATGATTTCATTGAAACGTTTACTAACCCTGACCGTACGGAGGGACTATGGAACAGATTAGCACGTAAGGACTCAACTAAGCTGTCACCGGCTGAACTTACTGGAGCTGATTTCCGTACAGCTTTGACCGTACAGTCGCAAGAGATGGACTTTCGTAGAAACGCAGCCTCATACAACGACTATGTAAAAGTGTTAGAAGGTAAACGTGGTTTAGAATTACTAGATACAGGTGGAATAGGAATTGCATTTGATATGGAGTTCTCTCACTCCATGGCCTCTCAGTCCGCTGGACTGCAGCAGGTAGCTCGACATCCTAGTTCTGAGATATGGCAGGGTGGGCAAACAACTATCAACCTCTTTGAGGACAGAGTCACGTTCATGCCAAAGGGCAAGACGGCCCTATTAGCTAAACCTAACGCTTTTGGTATGGATGAAGTGTTAACCCAACGTGTCAAGGACTGGGTGTTACAACAAGTAGGCGACCGCGGCGAAGCTAATAAGATAATTAAAGCACTTGAAGAGACCACCAGTACACCGGCGAAGATGTTAATACAGATGTTGGATAACATGTCTACCGGTATAAACGCCATGTCTGCTGATAGAGGGGATGACCTATTCCCTGTAATCTTCATAGGACAAGCACATACACAAGCTGATATCCCGTTGATGGAAAGAGCCTTGAACTCGGAGTTAGGGTTAACTAGAAAGCTTAAGACCAAGTTCAAGAATATACTTAGTAAGTTATTTAATACTGATCCACGAAGTGAAACCTTTTCTCATTTTAATATACAGAGTGCCTATCATGTACTAAAGATGGGACAGAATAAAGCTGAGTCACAGACTGACATCTTCAAAGATATCTACAATGTGTCCACGGATGAGTTCTCAGATATACTGCAGTACGCGCAGAATATAGCTAACCCATCAACACACCAGAATAAAGCAGGTGTATTGCGCGGGTTTGACCAGGGACGTATAAAGGATGCTAATCGTATACTAGGACTTATTCAAGCCAACGACTTACATCTCAAATTTGATGGTACGGCTACTGGTCACTTAGCACAATTTGACTCCATGGTATCTGTACTGAATTACTTCGGTATTAAAAGACTGTACAATGATATGGGCTCCAGGGAGAAACGTAGAATACGGGAGTACACTGAAGTAGCAGCCAACTACCTGCAGAAGGGTGGACAAAGCGCCGAGTGGCATCGTAGTCTAGATATTGCTGCACAGAATCAAGAACTTTTCGGTATCTATGACAAGTGGGGAGTCAACGGCGCGCCGGCACATAGCCTAGGTCTATCGTTGATGTCCCAACCTAGACATTCAGCCTCCGACCTTCGCGGTACATTACTTTCACTGGAGGGTGTAATGCCCTTCGGTCTGCTGAACAACTTCTCTCGTGAAAAGTACCAGGTACTCTCCGCCCGTGTCTTGAACCCCAATGGACCAATGACTGGTATCTATGGACATGGTGGTGTACTAGAGACAGAGGCTAGTGCTACTATCAGACAATATGTATCTGCGCAGTATAGTGGATCATTTGATGATACTGATAAGTTTAATAAGTTCATTAGTGACCGCCTCGGTACTAGTGAAAAGCTTAACTACAATTTAATGGCTAAAGGTGTAGCCTCTTCACTGTACGGAGTACTTGATAACATTAATAGTGATAACAAGCTCGCTCACACACACCAAATGGTAGTCATGACGCTCATGCCTGAGAGCTTCGCACCTGTATTTGAATCAGGGCTCGTAGTGACGGACGAATTACGTCAAAACCTTAGTTCGTACAAAGGTATCAAGCAAGTTAAGGCTCAGTTTAAACTTAACTTATCTTCCGCATCCCCTGCCGGCCTAGCAGTCTCTGCAGGTGCTTTACCTGAAGCAGAGTTAGTTAAAGTACTGTCAGGCATCGGTAAGCACAAAGCAATAGGTAATGCCATTAACAGGGTCATAGCTGATGGCTTACTACAAGAACGATTACACTTACATCTTGATGGAAGTTTTACTCTTGGACTAAATAGTCAACAAGAGGGTTGGGATTTAGTTAATAACTGGATCAAAACTGGTAAGGCTCCAGGAGGTGACATAGCAGTACGCAATAAGGATAGAGTATTCGGCGGAATGACGCGCTCCAGTCTCGGCGCTAAGGCTGATGGTGCTGTTATAGGAAGCATAGCCGCGGACACTAGGTATCATGGTCAAATTCCAGGTATACCACAGTCCCTTCATTATGATGCAGATACTGGGTACCTGACGGTTAACCTAGCGCAGTACGTCCCCGGAGGTGTAGGTACCAAGGCATTCTACGGTGATAAGACAGCTAAGTTTTCTATTAACGCACTCATGGGCTTTGGTCGTGGACTAAATATAGATCCACTGTACACCCAAGCTGCATCTGGCATTAAGCTTGGTGGTAATCGTAATGAGATAGCTTCCAATATCATACACCAGATTAATCGTATACAACTCAAGTTAGTACTTGACGGTTCTGAACCAGACCACACTAAACGTACACTTGAGAAAGCATTCTCCACCTTACTAGGACCTGATGTAGCATCACAGGTAAAGTATGTAAAACGCAAGATTAAAACCACTAATGCTGCCGGTAACCTGGTTGATCATATAATATATGTACCAGAGATCCCAGCTAAGATTGAGACAACTGTACTTGAGCGGGTGGACCTACATGTCCTTGAGAACATGCTCGAGGAAGCCGGTGTAACCTGGGGTTACGTAAAGGATAAGTTTAACAAGTCCGCCAAAAAGCTGTGGAATAATGATGCCAAGGTAGTATCGCAATGGGCGGCTGGTCTTACTAAACAGAAACAAGCATTAGGTACATTACTAGAGCAAGCTACTAACAGCGGCGATAAGCTAAAAGCTAGACACTTCAAGCGTTGGAAAAGCCAGGTAGGTGATGATACATCAGCTGCACTATTTGATATAGTTCCCGTACAGTACGGTCATCTGAGCATGACCTCACAAGCACTACGTATTCTAACGTCGATGTCCGTAACAAGTGATGCCACTGATTTCTGGATGATGTACATGCGCCCAGAACAAGCCAACGGCTTACCTAGTCTTAAACCTAAAGCTCTGGCTATGTTCAACACCATCGTAATGGACAGTATCGGCAACCGCCACAATGATATAAGATCAATGGAAGACTTCGGGTACTTGGCAGGGTTCTATGCTCCTAAGTTAGGCTTTAATTATGTCAACAGGGAAGGTAAACAACCAGTCCGCGACGCAGCCAAGACCGTACAACTCATCTCCGCGTACATGCAGGGTGAGAGTAACAGGGTACTAAAGAAGAAGATTACTAAAGTTGGATCCAAGGCTCTAGAGGAGTCACTCGAAAAGCTACGTAAAGCATCTATATTTGATATTGATTTCACTACCCAGGAATGGGCCGGGGCTACGCCGGAGATGAAAGCAGCCGGCATGCTGGCACAGTTTGGGCAAGAGTTTCAGGATACACAAACCGGAGAATATATACAACTTGCTGGTATGGCTGAATCACGTATCAGTCAAGTACGTGCCGCGTTCTTCGACAGCGATAATCTGTTCGGAGCACTAGAGAAGAATGATCCAGCGTACAGAGGTTTCAAACTAGACAGTGTAGATGAAATGTTGGATAAGATCGACATGTCTAAGTTCAACGATGAAGAGCGTGATGCGTTCCGTAAGGCTATCAAGAAGCGTATCGGCACTGAGAACATGACACTCTCCATAAAACACATGGGTGCAGTCAAAGATCTCGCTATACATGGAGAGTTACAGTCCGCAGGTAGTATGGACAAGGCTAAATTCAAAGCATTCCGTGAATTTATAGAAAGCAACGCCGACAAGCGCGGGCCCAACATTATAGATGAAGTCATCTTCCCAGCCTTAACAGGTATACTCAGGCCACACGACAAAGATGGGTTAGCTATTATGGCAGGTGCTAGTTCTAAGTTCCTCGAAGGTGCAGAAGCTATTAGTGCCTTTCAGACTGCCTTCCATGTTGGTATTAAAGAAACAGCTGAAGAAGACTTCATGCGTGAGTACAACAGACGCCGTGAACTCACCTCCGAGATAGTAGATCGTGCATCTTTAGGCATACTAGGTCACTTATTCGAGCAATCTAAATTCAGATCTACAGCTAGTACCGTAAGCATGTCACACGGTAAGATCATGAATAGCATGGGTATCCTCCCAACACTCATATCTATGCAAGAACAGTTATCACTAGGCGTACTAGAAGACTCCAAGATTAAGCTTCCCGGTTGGTTAAAGAAGGGTCTCGGTCAAGAGTTTGTCGCTAGCAAACAAAGCGAGCTTCAGTTATCTACTATACTAAACAGAATAACTGGAGGCGGTAGCCCGATAGACCCAGTAACTGGCGTAGTACGTGCACGTGGACTTGGTGTAAACGAGAGTTTTGTATTCGGAAAAGCAGGCGCAAGACAGCTAAAAGAAGCAGTTAAGACTGGAGATCTTAGTTATCAGGAAGCTTACCAATTCTTTACTGCTGAGATCAGTGGTAAACAATTACGTGATCGTAACCCATCCCACATCCAAGGAATGGTGCTGGCCGGAGGTACTTACATATTTCCAGAACAAGTCGGTGCCGTGTATGACGGTGGTGCAGGATTCTCCACCCGCTCATCTGTGTTCCTAGACCCACTAGCGATGAAGTTCCTACGAGCTGATCAGGATGGTGATACTGCCGCTATCATCAACATAGGTGGATGGAGAGACCGCGAAGGTAAGATTGGCATCAAGCGTACAATGTACCAACAGAGTCACGAAAACCATACCAATATGTTGATCGACTGGCAGAAGATACAGATTGAACGAGATGGCGGTACACCATACCTAGCCGATATATTCGATGAAGCAAACTTCGCCACTGAAAGTTCTCCCGGAGGAACCAGACAGCTCTACAAGCTCGATAAAGCCGCTATGGGTACTAATCCACACTTGTTTGTCGATCCATCCGAAGCGCTGTCTGCTAGTTTCTTCAAGAAACAACTAGAGATGGATAGCAGGGTTGACACGCAGCTGGCGTACATGACACAGAAGTCATTCACGCAAGTTATTGGTGGGTTCCACAAGAAACTATATGCCGCCGCGTACGGCCCGAACTCCGTCATGCGTCAACTTGGTAGCTTATTAAATGAAGGCCCACAGCGTGAAGCTGCTAGCGGTATGTTTAATAGAATGATGGAAGAGGTAGGATTACACGCCAAAGGTATAACATCTAACTCAGTACTTGAAGCTCTCGATTACTTGCATTCTCCTAGTGATTTGATGGGTGGTTATAGCAACATGCACGTAATGAACCTATTTGTAGCTGAACTAGGGCAACGTACGGGTATAGAAAAGACTAGTAGCAACCCTGTTACATCTCTAATCAAGATGATGGGACATCTTAATACAGTTACCTGGGGAGAAGATAGAACATCTCTAGACGCATCCATAGATTACTTTACTAAACGTATGGGTGAAGATCGTAAACTAACATTAACGTACCACGCTAATAGGCAAGATCTAGCATCCATGAATGATGCTACCCTGGAGAAAGCACAACTACGAGCCGGTAAACTATTAGAGTCCTGGCATACTGCTAGTATAGCTGTACATAAGCTTGGAAGTACACTTGTCCAATTACAAACAGATGCTAACAGCAGAGGAGACGATACATATGCCGCTAAACTAGGAGATTTAATGCAAGCAGTAGGGGCGGCGGATGATCTAGCTAATAAAACTAAAGGTATCACCGTAAGTTCCCTTGAAAGTCAAATCTCCAGAGATCAGGTACTACGTACTGAGATGTCCCAGATGATAGCGCCAGAGCTCAAGCGTATGGGTCTTGCACGTAGTAGTGCTAGCGTATTCCAGACACTATTAGAATTGGAAGGGCACGTTGGTGGTGCCCTGGCAGAGGAATTCAACTCTAGACGTATCTTTACAGAGAAGATTAAGCAATATACTAAATCAGTTTTTGCCTTAGATCAGAACTCATTCCTACGTAACCATGGACGCAAAGTATTAACTGTTGCCGGACTGGCTTTATTCTTCGATCCCAACACTGGGAACCAGATCGTAGGGGAGACAATCGGAAAAGGCGGCGAACAGTATGACACACCAAATATGTCGGAGGTTACCAAAGGGTACCGTAATCGCAAGAGCGTGCACCTAAAAGAGCAGAGTGCCACATTGAAGGATAAGTTGATGGACAAACTGAAGAACTCACCAGACAATGCACCACAATTGGTTAAAGGTATGCGTGTACCTGAACGTCCACATTACGAATATAATAATAAGAAGCGCAGACACACAGCTATTAGCTCATCAGATTACCTCCGAAGAGCTGGCTCTTTAGTAAGATGATTACGATAATGATAAAGTTAACTGATGTGCCATATGAGCTTGACGTACAAGAACAGATTGACAGTATTCGTTTAATGTTATTTGAGCGTTATGGCGTAAACGCAGACATATATATCAACGATGTTGATTTACTTAACATAATTAAACTAGCACAGATGAGCTAATGCCTATATACATAAGACCAGAAGACGTAATTAAGACCGCGGCCTTTATTGAGACCGGTAAAAGACTTACTAGTAACGAGAATAGAGCCGGACAAGTAGGTCGATACCAGATGAACCCCCAGTACGCTATACTTATGGCACAAAGAGAGACAGAGAACTTCCAAACAGCATTAAAAGGTTTAGGTATTAACCTAACAGTAGGTCCTCTAGTAGTTGATACCTATGAGCGTATTGCCGTGAATCCAAACACAGCACTCCCGGCCGACATGGACGAGCTAATGTGGCTCCTGTGGTCAGTGGCTGCTATATGGGCTAAGGAATACCGTGTCATCGGTAATATGAATATTGACGGTGAGTACGACAGTAGACGTATAATACTGGGAAATATCCTGCACGAGTTAGCAGCCAGAATGGACGATGAACTGTTCGATGTCCTGTGTACGTTTAAAGAGTTAAAAGGTACACCACATAAATATGAAGTCGAAGACTTTAACAATGCGCATACCGACATATATAATAAGTGGAAGAATATTACTATAGATGGACGTAATGGTGTACAGTGGTACCTGAACGAAGTTGCTACTTACAATCACGGCATGGGGTACACATTACAACGCGGTATTGATGGGCATTTAGGTAAAGTCGTAGACGGTACTAAAGCAGTGTACACCGACATACAACCAGAAGATAAGTCAGACTGGGTAATTGATGTTAATGAATTTTATCGGTATGTAATAAAGCGCATCGACGCTCTAAACGCATCTGTTGGTTTCTTCGACTCACCTAATCCTGGCAGAACATTCATGAAGAATGCGCTTAACCAGATTAACGACCCAGAAGCGATAAACCGTATAATGCGTGAACCTGAAGGTACTGATCTTACTGATTCGCCATCCCCACAAGTATCACGTGGTCAAACTACCGTCTTCAAGTACAATAAGAAATTAGATCGTATGCACGCCGCGTCTCCCGGCTTAGTTAAGAGCCAAATAGCAGACGATGAAGATGTATTCCGTATAGGTGATCTTGAATTCGTCGTACCACCTACTGCTATAAGGTATAATGCTACTGGACAAACTTATGGGTTTGATAGCATGCGTACGGATGGTAACCCTATTGTACCGGTTAGCACGCAACGCCCTTCTATAAACATTACGTTATACATCAACGGCAAGACTGCTATCAACGAACAACTACGTCCTTTAGTAGCCATGGCTAAACGTGCACCCTTTACCCAGGTCAAGAGTAAGATAATCAGTAAGCTACTTATCGATAGAGCTATATCTGCCGAGTTTAACAAAGATGAGGTAGTACCTGCTATCTTCCCAATCCCTATAGTTATTGATAGTATATCGTTTCATACCGTGCCCGGTTACCCGGACTCAATACAACTGTACCTTACGATCCGTTTCTTCAACTTCTTTCCCTATGGAGAAATGCGAGGGTACGAGGCTACCTCCAATCCGCGACGTCAGGAGATGATCAGTAACAATAAGATTTATGATGTGTTGCACAGATCTCGTGCGTATAGTCCTGTAAGTGCTAAGTCTGGCATCTTCGCTACACAGACTGGAGAACTTATAACTCTCAAAGAACCTGCAGGCGTACAGCTGTACACTACTGATGATCTAGGTCAATCTCCGGAGTTCATACGATTCTATCGTTCACAACTCTTAGAGTTTGAAGACCCTATCATGGTCAGCAAGAACTCAAGGTGGGACACGTACAATCCAGACGGCGCTGGCGGTGTTACAATGATATACAACCAGATTACTAATCTGGATACCCCAGCCACGCGTGTTTTGAACTTTATCAAGAGCGCACGTTTAGACCTTGACGCTATGTTGGATAACTTAAAACTCCTTCAGCAATTCTCTCCCAGCAGTGACTTACGTAAAGGGTTAGAGGCCAAGCCCGGCATCCAGTATATCCCACTGGACATATTCGAAGCCGCCGCTAGCACTATCACAGGGCTTCGTCGTCTCGTAACCGAAGCTAATAACCTGTACAAGGCTACTGCCAAAGAAGTGTTCCCCGATTCATCCATACGTGGAGAATTACAGGGAGCCACCGACATGTTCGATAACCTTCAAACAGTTTGGATTAACAACCCACTAGCGCATACTATCGCCCCGCAGACAAGTACTATGAAAGATTTGTCTATCATGCTAGGTGCTGAATTACCAACAGATACCAGCGACGGTAGCCTAGGTATACTAAGTAACCTTATAAACTCACTAGAAACCAGGTTCACTAAGACCGCCGATAGTGAAGTAGGGAAACTCGAACTTAAATCCAAGACTTATGTATTCGCTAGCTCCACATCGGACATGGCTCCAACTACAGATAAGACAGTTATTCAATCTGTTAGTGTCTCGTACACTAACAAGTTAGTACCTATAGATATAACGCAGTACAACACCCCAACATACCAACACATGGGTATGGGGCAATTCAATGTTAGCATGGCACTCCATACTAATGATTTCAATTTCATCGAAAGATTAAATGATATCAGATTAACACAAACAGGTGTCGCTATGCAGGCCGCGTACGCTACGATGATTAGCCTAGGCACTGATCGTGTTGAGTTCAATGACCCAATGTTACAGGCTATCGGTGCTACAGAGTTTACCGTACGTAACGTAGTGATTAAGACCCTACCAGGAACAACTGGATGGTACGCAGTAGAACTGGATATGATTCACAATCCTAATACCATCGACCAGCAAGAGAAGCTACGTACAGTGGGCGGTGCCTCGATTAAATATGTGAAGAAGGTAGCTCCGGACTTCTTCCCAACGAATCTCGTATTCGATAAGTATACCGCGAAGCTCATAATGGCTAAGCTAAAGATAGATCCAAATCGTACCCTAGCGCCTAAAGCTAAACCGGGTATATTTGTTGATCGCGATTACCTGAAGAGTGACTTCCAACTTATGATAAATAAGTACTTCAGGGAAGACCTCGCGTACTCAGTAGACTTTGATACACTCCTAGCTGTATCCCCAGACTTAAGTGCTAATGCTATATTTGCATCCGGGTTGTTAAATGATATAGTTACCCCCACCAGAGACCAAATATATGCCTGGCGTAAAGCTGTAGTTAGTGACCTAGGAGATAGTGATACGCTTAATGCTACTAATCTTACACAACTTATAGAACGTAGTACGTATCAGTACATGCAGTACGTCTATCAAGCAGCGTCTCTGTTCCTCGGTACACTGCTACCAAATGTGTTCCAGAAGAGTGATATCCCAACATCCATCTCCTTGACGGACTCCAATGTACATGGTATTTCCATAGCAGCAGCGTACTCTCTGCAAGAACATAGTCGAGAGTTCATGCGTATATTGTTCGTACGCGCTGACTTCAACAGAGCTATGAAGAACTTAGCTAAGAAAGGCTTCACCGGGTGGCGCGGGTACTTACCTAATTACTATGCTAAATGGATAGAGAATAATAGTAAGCTCGTACGTAATAATTACACAGACTTCAGCTTCCCAGAAGACCTAATGGCTAGTGTACACGAGGATGATGGCAAAGAAGTAGACCCACAGCCGCAGGACTTTCATAAGATATTACACCCAGCGTGGTATTTCGCAGCTACTAGGATACCCCCTGCATTGCTGGATGCCAAGATATTTAATGATCACAGTCGGTTAGAACTCGCATTAAACATGAGTAACCTAATCAACAACGAAGACTTAGACAGCTTAGCCGGTGCTGCTGAAGTAGTTAAAGATATGTATCGTGCGGAATTAGGTAAAGCCACCTCCGGACTTGCTAAGTATGAAGATAGTGCATTTTATGAAGCATTACGCAATGGTGCTGTTGATCGTAAAGGAGTCAGCACTGGTAATCCTGCTATGTTAGTCAACATATCTACGTTAGATATGTTCAAGGAAATGAAAGAAGACGAGAACATGGCTAAACTATTAGCCGATAGGTCAGGTGAATACCTACAGTTCCAGAAGGAACAAATGTTAAGATACTTTCTAGCTGTACATCTATTGCAGTATTTCTTCTTAGCAGCATTACTCAACCAAGCCACACAAGTAGAAGGTGAAGTCGAAAACGATGTCACCGTACTCAACAGAGGTAAGGTGTTAGTAGAAGGTGTTACCCTAGGGAACGATATGCCCGGACTAAAAGTATTATTCCCAGCAATAAATAACATGGGAAATCCAAACTCCGAGGGTGTACGCTCAGCGGTAGATAAGATATTGAATAACCGTAGCTTTAAAGATAAAACCCACGTAACTACGGTACTTGGCAAGATGATCAATGATATTGGCGAGGTTATAGTTCGTGCAGGTGATACACGTAGCATAGATACCGCACTAGCAGGTTTTGGGTACACAGATATTGACGCCGAACTCCTGAATGTAAGTTTGGATAAGAAGCTCGCTAGTCAGGTACATAATAACTGGGATAATCACTTTATTCAAGCATTCCCTGCGTTTAAGATGTTCTTGATCGAAGAAGACTCCACGGACTGGGGTTTATTCGATGACTTCTACACGTACGATGGTATACAAAGTATCGATGTTATCGACTCTAAGCACTCTGCTAGCTCCACAGCTATAATACGCCTGTCGAATGTCACTGGTAAGTTAACTTCACCAGGTATCTCTCAGTTATTTCGTGACACCGATGATCCTAAGAACCTTGAACGTTTCCGTATCCAACCCGGTACCACCGTGATGGTACGCCTTGGTTATGGGCCTGACTACCGTAACCTGCCGGTTGTAATGTACGGTGCCGTTACTGAAGTTATACCAGGTCCTATATTGGAGATAAAGATTCAAAGCTTCGGCGTAGAACTATTATCAGAAATGAGCCGTAGTATAACCTCCGGCAGTATGGAGTCACATATAGGTGAAGCCGTACTTACTACCTTAAGTGAGACATCTGGCTTAAAACACTTTGGACGTTGGTCTATTCACCACGGAAAGTCGGAAGAGTTTATCGCAGCTTCAAATGATTTAACTAAACACTTGTACACGCTCGGCCGTATAGCAGGGCTCTCTGGTACAGGTGTAAGTGATGTTGATTCGGGATTATTAGATAAAGTGAAGAAGAAAGTAGTAGGTGGTTCTGCTGCCTCCCAAGATGTACTAGGACTATACGATGGGGATGTAGGTGCAGGTACGAAAGACTTCGTGGATTCACTCATAGATGGTACGAACCAATATGCTATGCTGCTAAACTTTGGCAACTCCTTGTACGATAACATTTATGTTAACAACAAGAGACCACAATACTATGGGTTTGTAAACATGGTTCCCTTCTTTAATCGTTTCGACGATAAAGACTCGTTCTACTGGCATATTAATAATCAAACAACATGGGATGCATTGTGGGAACAAGCACTGTATCTTGGTGACTACATCGTTAGACCATTACCTTACAATGAAGGTGCTTACTTATTTGGAGGCACAGCGCCACGAGCTACGCTATACTTTGGCCCACGTGATGGACAATACAAAGCTAGTGATGATCCCTACCACATTACAGGTAAGGGTGATGAGTTCGCCACCGCTATCAGACAGCGCATACTACAAACGGAAGAAGAATTAACTAATAGTAACCAAGAAGATTGGGAGCTTGACCCATTGACTGGCTTAAATAACTTAGAACAGGATATGCAAGATGCCGCGCGTAAGTTAGGTAACGCCGCACTGTGGGCTTCTAAATTTAACCCAGTAAAGAGCCGCTTCGATAACCTCTTCAATGATTATTATAGTCCACCATTAAAGCAAGCCGCTGAACGATTAAGTAATGCAGGGTTACCGCACTTAGCACAGTTCGCCCTGAAGTACGCAAGCAAGATAATGGAAGAGGAATCATTCACTTCTAAGACACACCCAGTGTCAGTATTTACGCAGTTGTTATGTTGGAACATGGGAGATATCAAGGGTAATATAATACCTCAGTTCTACTCTGCATTGGATGAAACACTTAGCGGCCCAGTTACACTTACAGATAGATTTCTTGCTGGTAACCGCGCACGCCGTCTAGTTATATTCACCGCCGTCAAAGCTGAATGGGCAATAGCCCTTCGTGCAGATATGCCACAGTTCCTAGCTAATATTAAATCAAATAATTATCAAGTAACTGGTACTAAATCTCAACATCTTGAAGATTTGATCCAACTCCTGGATGATGATGGACAAACTGGATCCGAAAGTTACCAACCAATCGTGGAACATCACTTCGCCAGTAGTGACTCGCACATCATATCTAATGAGATAACAGTCACAGAGGATCTACTGTCAAATAAAGTATCAGTGTATTACCCAACTAGCGTAAAAGACTCAGGTGTTTCAGCTCCACACGAATGGGATAAGGAGAACAAGGTAATATCATCTATCTCCAACGAGTTGGATGCTAATTATATCCGGGAGTACGTATCCTTTCAGAAGAACTGTGATACAAGTATCTTCTATGATTTTACAGGACTTAACACATTAGGCGAGGACTTCGTAGACGCCACGGCCGGGTGGAAACACGCGCAACCTCAGGCTAAAATGCTAGCTGATCAGATATTGATGAATCAAATCAAACCTATGTACCAGGGCAGTCTGGTACTTAGAGGCGATGCTACCATACGCCCTTGGCATTACATTCACATCTCGGATGCCGTATCACAAATGAGCGGTGTAATAGAAGTGGAAGAAGTTATCCACTCCATGAGTTCATCAGGTGGATTCATAACAACTATCAAGCCCAACTTAGTTACTTCTATGCGCAACACCGCAGCAGCCATTGATACAGAGCTGATGGGCTTGAACGCAACACTCAACGGTCTTACTAGAAAAGTAGGCACCGCATGGACTGTGCTTAAAGTTGGTGGAGAATTAGCAGGTGCTAAGTACGCCGTTAAGACTAGCTTCAAGTGGTTAGTTGAAAAGGGTATTGCATCAGAGTTAGGTAAACGAGCAGTGTCTTTCCTAACAGCATTTACCAGTATGTTCGTCATAGTAGGTACTACGATAGCAGCAGGTGGTATTAAATATAAGACGATGGAAATGAAACAGTTTATTAATGCCGCTAACATGCAACTAGGTAATGCACCGATCATCATGTCGTTACTGCAGTACAATGGTAAAGCATACAGTGCAGGGTTAGAAGGCATACAATACAATAGGAATGCATCCACCATAGCTATAAGTGATATCATTGATGCTAATTATTGGGATGGTATTGTTACACAATGGGGCCTTATGAACGGAGAAATAGGACTATGAGCAAGTACATATACAAGAATGCCAGGGTTATAAATGCTAGTACCGTACAAGTAAGTAAAGACACAGATATCTTGTGGTTATGCGTACGGATGCGTGGGGAATCGGACAAGACATCCGACGGTGACCTGTATATAATCAAAGCTCCAGGGTACATGGTAGATAAGTTTCGTGAATATGTAGTGTTAGGTGTACCGGAGATTTTAGTAGATGTTGATGCACCAGTAGATCGTCGTGTACGCTTAGAAGAGTACCTCACCGATGGCGGACGTAAAGAAGTAGCCGTGCCTACTGACGGCGAAGAGAAAGAGTCATATGTGGATAAAGATTTCATACGTTTCCATATTGACAATGGTTATGTGAACGAAGCCATGGCGAGTTTCGATCACAAAGCACGTCCATCCAGGCTCATAAAGGATCGTCCTACAACCGATATGGACACCAGCTCCAATGACATAACAATAAGAGACAGGGTAGGTACTCCTGATGTTGGAATTAGTTTTGCTAAAGACAGCTTGTACCTAGGTACTGATGCCAGTGGGCTTATTGTAGATGGTGGTGACATTAGCATGCTCGGAGTTGATATATTCGATACCGGAGACAGCATTCGAAAAGAATCAATTGTGTTTGAGAACAGTATGAACCATATGCTACCCGAGACAATTGTTACATGGCCCGCGAGTAAAGCTAAGATGCCAGATTTGATTAAGTTTATTAACATGGGCATCATCGCTGCAACCATATTCGGAACTATAACCGTGGCTCTTGATAAGTTGAATAATAGGAATCAATAATGCGCACATTGCTTTGGACAGTTGACGGGGATATTGAGATGACTGGCACACGTATACGCGCTGCCGCTGGACACGAAGCTCTGAACAATAGAATATATGTATTCTTAAGACAGTCCACCGCCCTTGATAATCAATTCCGTATAAGCGACTACATAGGTAGCGTACAAACACCAGCAAAAGCAAGAATGCTTGAACAACAATTAGCTCGTTACCTAGACTATAATCTATTTTTAGATTACCCGGTTGAAGTAACAGTGAGCACCACAAAACCAAACACTTTTGATGTAGCCATAGTTATATTCGGCACAACCGAGATCGATGAAACATTTGGATTCGCGTACAAGAGTGGATCTTGGCACATGGCCGGCAACACTACAACCACGGTAGAACTTTCAGTTCCTCCACCAAACAACTTAATGGGTCGCTAATATGTATCCTACACTAGACATTCTACGAGAACGTATCACACAACAATTCATGGATGCAGGGTTTACTGCAGCACCGGACCCAGCTTCGCCGGAATATATTCTCATCGAGAACATAGCGGTTGAGCAGTTCAATGCTTACAATCAAGCTTATAATCTAATTAATTCCCTTGACCCCTCGTTAAGCCACGGGGCTGATTTGGATGCATATGGTGAACTTAGAGGTATGCCCAGAGCAGTAGCACAAGTGGCAACTGACGCTACACGACAGAATGTTTACTTCGAGATATCCGCAGGTGGTGATGTTAGCTACACGGTACCGGTTAATACTCGTGTACGTACCGCCGCTAACATAGAGTACACTACTACTGAATCCATTACCATTGACACAGCAGGACCAGACGGACGAATGTATGTTAAAGTTAAAGCTACAGGTATAGGTGATGGGTACAATATAGAAGCCAATTCCCTTCAGTTTCACGACTCAACGAATAAAGAATTAATTGTAGGTAATGTATTGCCAATAGAAACAGGGTCCAGTGTTGAAGTAGACGATGACTATAGACCTAGACTGTTGAGATATTGGAGTATTCTCCGTAATACTAACCTAATCGCATTGGAGGCTAGACTCCGAGCTATCCCAAATGTAGCTGTACTGTCGCTTAAACCTCATACGTATGGTGTTGGTTCTGTGTCGGCGTTCATACAATCTACCAATCCTATTACTGGTCCCGCACTTATAGCACAAGTACAGGCTGAAGCTCAACGTGGTACTGCCGGTGGCGTACGCGTGTTCGTTGAATACCCAGATCATCTATTTTACATTTGTACAGTTGAAGTTATTACTAAAGACTTGGTTAGTGTTAAACCGTTAGTACGTGCTGCCGTACGTGAGTATGTAAACAAACTAGCACTTGGTGAGATTCTAATATTCTCTCAACTTAAAGCAGAAGTAATCTCAGTACCAGGAGTCATTGACGCACAATTTACCTTAGTAGAACGCGGGGTATATGATGTACAAAATCAAACAGTGCAATTCAAACAAACTATCGGAAATACTAACCAGCCAGCATCCTTAAACCAGAAATGGGTAACAGCAGATGAGTACATTGAAGTATGTGAGGCAGGTGGATAATGCCGTCCAGAGGTAAACATGTAGTAAACAGAGTACTTGGGCGTATGCCGGTCTGGACTAATCTATATGAAACATCAGCCATTATTAAACCCTTTGATATACTAGGTGCAGAACTAGACAGACTAGACAGAGTTATAAACGCTGAGGTTAACCTTGCCTCATTACGTAAAACCCCACCGTACGCTATGCGAGGGTGGTATAGATCTAGATTTTCAGTACCAATATCTGAAGTTATTAACACAGAGCCCACTCTGATGGATGCAAATAAATCACGATATATTACACCCGTGTCGACCCTATTAGATTTCAGGTTAGCACCACCTACATACTATGATACAGATAGTACATTCAGTAGTTGGGACTTCGCTGAGATTGCAGGCAGAGTAGTACTGGACATAAGGTACGTACACGAACTAAAACGTAGCGAAGATGCAGTAGCACAGGACGCCTTGGTATTACTACTGAAAGAAACAGCCGATCTCGATGCGTCTTTCCAGATATACTTTGTTGATTATACAACTGCTAATGTGCCTATTACTGAGAGCATACAGTCTTACCGCACAACCGGTAGAGATGAGCGTATCACCACAGGCGAGGATACATTCTCGTACACTGTCAATGGATCTCCTAATGTGTATCAGGATATATTCCTTATAGATTTAATGAACAGTACTACCGACATCTTGATACAACAACGTGTTGCGAACATCGAGACTGCAGATACCTACGAAACCTTTGTCATTACGGGTGCATTTACACCGATGGACATAGTGTATGAAGAGACATCCGAAGATCATGTTATTGGCACTTACCCTAATGCTACATCTGGCTGGACCAAGAATGGTTTCCAAGATTACTGGGATGACGGTGCAGCTGGTGCCGCACCTTACGTGAACCCACCTACCGGTCTAATGCATATGAAATTTCATTGTAATGTATTTGCTAATCCCTGTTACTCTCCTGGTATTGAATTAATAGGAGGAATGACGTACACGTTTAGCTTCAAAGGTAAAGGCGAAACCGCCAATAGATTTCGCGTAGGTCTGCAGGAGACCCCTACGTACGCTTCGTGGGATAGTAACACGAGTTTTAATTTAAGTACTACCTACGCCTCTTATTCTATGGAGATTACGCCACCAGTTACGGCCACATACTACGTGGCAATAGATGGTTACAGCTCTGTTGCTAATACACAAAAAGCATTCATGGATGACATTAAAGTCGAGTTGACCGATACTGTAGAAATTCCAATATCATTATACGATACATCCATGGACGGCTTTACATTTGCTACAACATTAAGACCCGGTTCTGGTAGGGATGCGTCTGGACATTGCTATGTGGATACCTCTGGTTACTTAAACACAGTGTTCGATACCGTTACTCTAACTACCGCATTACCAGCTAGCTTGGAATTCTATCGTGTTGTAGTAACTTACGATAATGTAACAGTTAAGCTATACGTCAATGGCGTACTACGAGCTAGTGAAGATGCCGTACTTGCTGCTATTTCCGTCGTACCGGTTAAGAAATGGGGAGGAGATAACGGCGCTGTTGGTCCTACCGAATATTGGACACTACCTTGGACAGGTAATGAAATTGCGTTCGACACTGCACATGCAGGTACGTCAGTGGCGTATGCCCCTGGTTCATTATTAGTAGAAGCTTCTAACTTATTAGCTAGATATACATTACAAGAGGGTGCTGGTGATATAGTACATGATAGTACACAGGTTAATGATATAGACTTAAGCTTATTTACAGGGTACACATGGGAAGCGTCCACCGAAATACCAGCCGTAACCGTAAACAACTTTGTCCGCTCTGCCTACGGTCTTCGTGCGTACACATCCTCAGTGTTAGCAGATACCATTACTAATAGTATGACTATAGAAGGCGGATGGACAGGTGGAGATAACGGTGATACAGTTGTCGAACTGTATAACACCACTGAAAGTCTAAGCGTAAAGCTGGCACTAGGTGCCGATACTGCTACCCTGTCGTACACTGGCTTAACATCTGTCGTTGTATCATCACTAACATTTGATGTCAACACTGATCACCATTTTCGTATTATAATTAAGTCTGATGAAATCAGCTTACAAGTGGACGACGGCGCTGCGGTAACACAAGCTGGCGCTCCAGTTGCTGGACCCTTCGACTTAAGTATCGCCTGGGGATCAGACCAAGCCTTGGCCCAAACTTTCACTGGTTATCTAACGCTGCTCGCTATTGCACCAGGGCACGTAGCTACTGCAGCCTTAGTAGAAGCACCAACCGCAAGACCAGTTGACCGCTTCACACAACAATGGGTAAACGACGTATATCAGGACGTTCTTTTTAACCTAACTGACAGCCCATATCACCTAGCTGTTAGTAACGTAGCGTCTTACCAATACATTCATATTTTCCAGCAGGCTGACCATACTTACCAGTCCGCTACCGGAATACCCGGAAGAATACACCACTACCCGTACATGCAGGACGGTGAGCTAACACAAGTGCTTTCACCTAATGGATTAGCATTAGAGTATACTAAAGCAAAGGCAACAGCCGGTGGCTTTAATATTACTCCATATTTCCATGGCAATAAGCAACGTGCTGGTCTAAACTTTGAAAGTAGCCCTGCGTTATTCCCAGACTCCTTAACTGCTGAAGTACCACTCGAATTAACTCAGCGTGTTGGTAACAAATTACTTATAGCAGACATCAGAGTACAACAAGGTGAGTCTGTTGACCTCGATATAACTGGAGCTAAGCTCAGCTCTTCTACTTGGGCTGATCCTACTGTACAGTTCACTAAGGATCTAACCAGTGATGCAGAGTTATTCGATGTAGTACCGGAGAATGTTAAAGTTACTGATGCTTCTGGTGTAGGTGTTAGCGTAGAGGTACAAGCTTACTCTGGGTTCGTTACAGTTGAACCAGTAATCACAGCCGGCCCATTAACTGTGGATGTACGGTACAAGGCCAAGCGTACAGTTACTAAAGTCTTTTCTAGAACAGGTCCAGCACCTGCTAGTGTAGCCTTGTCGGCTTCAGACATAATAAACTTTGTACGCCGAGACCGGTTAGTAATTGATAACCTTAGACTAACCACCGATATTACATACTCACCTTTGACAAATGGTGAGCTGCAGTACGAGATAGATGGTACTATGGGCAAAGTTAGGGCACAAGTAATCAATACATCCGCTAGAAGCTTTATCAAGATCGATCAGCACCAAGACTCTGATGCTGAATTCATACCTATTTCGCCAGCTATAGCCAACGAAACACTATTATGGATACGTGAATTCTACGACCACTGGGCAGTACTAACAGATTTAGGTAATCTATATTGCATATCTCCAGTAGATGGCTCTATTAAGTGGGCGTACGCCGTAACACCGCCAGAAGGTTATACAATACAGGGCTTTACATTTGGCGCTGATAATACTTTATATGTTCTAGGGCTGGATGGTTCGTCAGACTTCCAAGTTCTTAAATATGATCCTAGCTATGACTATTACCTTAGTTCCTGGGAACTAGATGTCGACCAATCCACCCATCGTATTTATACTATGTATACTAAGTACGAGTACGAAGACTTACAATTAAATACTGATTTTGCTATTGAGCAGTATGCGGGATACAGATTATTCGAGGAAGGATTAGTATGAGTTATGCACCAATAGTAGATAAGGGTAGTAGCTTTAAACGTTTCGTTGATACTCAAATGGAGATCAACCGTGATCAATTCATCTTCGGAATACCAGAGAAACCTGGTAGTACATACACAGTTATGAACCTCCAAGATTTATTCAAGAGATTAACTCTATCACCGTCAGATTCCACGCACCAGGGTATAATCAATACCCTAGCAGCACATTTTGATACTGTACCTTACGACCCGTACCCCAGACGTGGTGTCTATATTGACATACCAGATAACCAAGATTTCAGGTTACCATCGAGGGATGACTTAATTGCTGCAGGATGGAATACAAATACAGTAAACTATGTAGGCGTTGAACAAATGGAGTTTGACGCTAATGGAAAGTTCATTGCCCCAGCAGCACCTTGGGTTACAGCTGGAACGTACGCTGACTCTGGTTTAATATATGGACAACCCGACGTGCAGATTGATGACGGCGATGATGTGACATTCACAATTGAACTGTTAGATACTGAAACATTACAGTTAGAATATAATTACCCAAGTGTAGCTGGCAAACAAACACCACTTGACGATCAGATTAAAGTATACGCGTTCGACGATCCCGAAGTCATACGGACAGAGCTTACTAGTGAAATATATGAATTAATCATGAACGCCGGCGGTTATGGTTTTACCTGGGGTCGTTTTAAATGGGACACACATCGTTGGGATAACCCACAACCGGCTGGTCTATACCCAACGCGGTTCGACAGCTTGTCACTAGAAGCCGGCCAAGGTAATCACTACAACGGCGTGCTCCGTAAACATACAGATCTAGTCCCGCAAGTAGAACTATCAGCGGATGGCAACATTATGCTCACACATGGGCAAGTAATGTGGGACGGACTTAAACTATTCATCGCCGGCGCACTAGGTATTAAAGACAATGAAGAAGATGTATACACACAGGATAGCCAAGTGGATAACCCTCTTCAGGTTACACCTGCTACTATACACACTCAGGCTCCTACTTCTGTTCTTGCGTTCCCTTTACCAGCGTTCGGTACAAATGGTTACGTAGAGTTTATGCCTTATGTATCATTTACCGATGGAGATATCGCCGAAGATGTGGTTAATAATAGGTTAACTGTAACCTTGAGTCCAAGTACTCATCCAGTGACTGCCGCGGGGTTTTATGGATTCTTCCTAGTAGATACTATAGGTGGTTTGTCGGACGAAGAAGTACATGATGTGTTTAGTTTTAACTACAGTACTGGTGTACTTGTATTAGATCTAAGTGTTGAATCCACGAACTGGGCCCTTTACGATGAAGTAGCTGTGTACAAACGGCACACCATGACGGTTCCCGCAGACAGTACTACCGCTCTAGAAGATGGAGGGTACTACCCTCTATTCCAGCACCAACATCAAATTAATTATGCAAACGCAATCAATGGCGCAGTGGACGAAGCCGGCGCGTACGACCCAAACATAGTGGATTTGCTTAGTTATCCACGTCAGATATTTGCCAAACATACTAAGGCTGTATACTCCGCAGAGGAAGCAGCTACTATGTCTACGTACATGCAACATCTAAATGAATCCCTAGACGACTGGACCGTTAATGGCACAGAAGGTGCACTGATCTTTTACGAAGATATTGATTCCGACGGTGAGATAACTATAACCATGGATCATACACAGACTGGTACGTTCACCGTAGCTAAACCTACTTGGTTTTATGAGCGTGCACTAGATGGATTAGTAAGTACCGGTATACCCAAGGACACACAGAAGTATGATCTCGAACGTGCTATTATATCACTAGCCGACCCTTCTGTCCTTACTAGTGCTGAGGTTCACGCTACCACCCCCGTAGTTCCAAGCGGCACTGAGATTCTGATCGTTGTTAAACCATTTGATGCAGATTCAAACAGAGTAGCCGGCACGGATTTTATAGTACGGTCTACCAGTGATACTATAGTCTTCTCTGGAGTTGAAGATGAATCTGTTAACGTCGCACTTGCGTTGGCATATTCTGTAGATAAAGACATCTTTGTTAATGGAGATATCATGGTAGTCACCGGTGTAGCTAACGGTGGAGGTATTGCTAGTAATATAAACGGTGAACATATAGTTACAGGACGTAACGGACACGGCCCAATGTACGCCGATGACATAGCTAATGTTAATGCCTTGGACTACACCGATGCATTAGTAGCTATACAAGAACCTGATACCATAATCAAGAGCCGCCTCGACGGTTTACTATTTATTCCATATACTGTTAACTTCCCATACGGAACTACAATGCAACAGATCACTATCGTTCTCAACCCAGATAGTGATGCCATAACATTGACAGTAGATCTTTACAAGACCACCTAGGGTGAAAGGACCCAGTCATGCCAATAACTTATCCAGTAATACCACAAGCGGTGTACTTAGCTACAGATAAACCAACAACTATTACCGCACAAATGTGGAACCAATATTTTGATTACATCAACGCAGGAGCTGATGATTTCGATGTAGTTCCGATGTTGCGTAGCGACACAGATATTATATGGTGGGATTCTGACTCCCAAACATTTGAACCCAGCACTATTAATATATTCAATGCTACTATATGGCAAGAGGCCACAGTTGGTGGAGCAATAACCGAGTGGAGTGTGTCCGGTATAACCGGTGCACTTGGCGGAGTACCGGCAGACTTTGAACGTATGTTCACACCAAGCGGTGTTCCGACCTTTCCAAATAATCCTATCACATTCGTTACCGTCGGTGCGAACTTAAGTTGGAATGATGGTACAGCTAAGACTAAATGGGTGTACATAGTACTCCCAGTAATAGATAAGCTCGCATACCTTGAGACTTTAGATGGGCCAGTTGTACGGGCCTGGACTATGGATCAAACAATGCGTATCAGTAATACCGTTAGTCCAGTAGCAGCTATGACTTTTCTTAACCTTAGCGTCTATCCTTCTATCAACCCAGTAACTACTTGGCAGTGGGACATACTCGACGCTGAGACTGACGCACAGATTTTACCTGGAAGTGCATTTACATTACGCTCGGGCTCTCACATGGGCTACCCAGACAACCTAATTAATAGTTTACAGTGGGATACTGATAGTGATACTGACCACTGGAATGGTACTTATACACTTATTACTAGTGCATTTATTGAAATCGCAGTAGCGGATACAGCTACATGCTGGCGCAACCAGGGAACATCTACTGGCTTTACAATGCCCAGTTCCCCTATAGATTACGATACGTTTGAACTAGTACTAGATGTCACAGTACCTAGTGATTTAGTTACTGTTAAAGCAATAGGCAATTACACTACCACGTTACTAAGTAATGATATGTTAGATGCTGAATTAATGATCTTTGAACTTAACCCTACGATTGGTGATTTTCGCATTGAAATTACTAACGATGTTGGGAGTGCTCAGGCTATACAACTTGCTGGCATGTCTTACCGTTGGACTTACCAAGAAGCTACGGACAAGTTAGAGTTAGATTTCGCAACCGAAGGTGCATATATAATAAGGCAGACTGCTACTGTACCAACATGGATACCACAGAGTAATACATTCGATATACCAATACGAATTGATCCAGCATTTGATGATGTACACTTACCAAATGGCGGTTTAATAACCAGACCCAACTCTGTTACTATCAGTGATGGGTTTGAAATAGTCACGGACACTGAATGGCCCGTGCCTATTGAGAACGGTAAACGTTATATTCAGGTCAAATGGGGAGACGAAGGCACCGATGGTGATGTTACTATTACAGGTAATTTAGATGATCCAGACGACAAAGAGCAAGAGCTTAAGCCTCGTGCTGGTTTCAAGTTCTATAAATTAGTATCATCCATACTTACAGAAGATCGTACTGGTGATTACATATATTTCCCTAACCTAGCCACCCCTTGCAAGGTAGTAGGTTACCAGAGTTTGATTAATTACATTGAAGTTCCTATGAGTTACTTCGGAGTGTCTGGGCCATGGCCTAGCCAGAATGTAGCATTCACTATCAGTGCAGCAGGAGAGCGCGCACACGTTGAACTAACATGGACAGTGGATGGGAATACTTACTTCCGTCGTAAAGTTGTATCACGTACTAGGGAAGCAATCGCCTCCACGTACACTAGATTCTACGATGTACCGGCTGACGTTGGCTTAGTAGCCTCAGTTACTATGGCAACTGGTATCGATTACGCAGCTAAGGTAGTAAATACCGTTGCGTTCTCCCCCGCCGTCGAAGCGCCAGCAGCCCCAGGCACCATAACAATGTTCGGAACTACCTATGGACTAGTAGTATCTCTTGAACAAGTAACAGGTGCCGTAGGTTATATGTGCAAAGCGTACGAGAAGTGGGGAACTATAACCAACGCCGTACAAACTTTATTCATCGACAGACCAGAAGGTAACACAGTACTCTTTCCTATCAATTGTGACAATGGACGTACAATGAATGTTGAAGTCTTCTCTATAGGTGAAGGTAATCTCTTGTCTTCCGCTACCTTAGGTAGCGGTACAGGTGGATCACTTACTATAGACGATGCCGGGTTTACCCACCAAGTAGGTACATTTACCATTGAAGAGGATGTCACTAAGTGGATTACTCCAGATACTGATCGTATGAAACTAGGTGTAGTTGCCCTGGATAGTAACATTCACATCACATCCTTACAAATTCAAGTTATGTACATGACCGGTGGTGCTGCTACCATAGGCGGTGCTGCCATATCTAGTATTATAACAGCCAATGCAGGTAGAATCAATATCCTATCTACCGATCATGGTTTATCGGACGATAATCTCGTCACTATTCGGGGTACATTAAACTATAACGGCGAAGACTACGTAGTTGAAGTTGTAGATGATAATAACTTTACCATCGCTGCTGTTTATGTTTCTGACGAAAGTAGTGGAACATGGCAACAAGCTCAGGTAACAGCAGGTTACCCATTATCCATTAGCGTACCTGGTATATCTGAGAGCGTAGCATTGTGGCCTCAAATATATGAACCTAGTTCCATTATAATGCCTACTGACTTGTATGTACCAGCCGGTGAGGAAATTATTATATCTATGTGGGACACAGATTGGAGTAGTAAAGGATACTGGCCCGCCAACTCAGCAGGTGAGTACACTAAGTTTTCTGTAGCCTTTGGTTATGATCGTAATGTAACTATCGAGAAACAGAATGATCTACCAGTATACAAGAAACCATCTTACTTAGTAGAGAGTGTTGCATCAGCAGCACCCCCAGAAGCCCCAACAGAACGTTAACGTAAATGGCTAACCCAGCAATACCAGCTAACCTTCGCTTTCGTATCCAGGACGTTTTTGCCCCAGAGCTGAATGTCCCGGTTGCTGCAATGGTAACGCTTACTTCTTCCGAACCTACAGTGCATGACTTACCAGTTTCGCAGCAGTACTCTGTGGCTGTGAACGTAGACGGTACTATAACGTTACCATTCACACCAGCAGCTGGTATGGAATTGATGTTAGGAACTGCGGCAATTAACATAATGTATTCTTTACCCGCACTTCCTGTATCCGCTGATGTTTATCACCCGGTCAATGGACTACGCATTAACGCTAAAGTATCTGGAGCGTCTATAAGTATAGACTCCTCGGTATATGTTGGGCCTATACGAGTTAGATATAAGTGTAGTACGGTGGCAGATGATGGTGTTACCACGCTTTTGAATACCAGTGAAGCTTTACTTGACCCGCTACCTGAGTTTCCACACACTGCTACAGCTTCTGCGCAGCAAGACATCAGTGCAGTTGATGGTTTTTCTCCAACTCCGGGTACAGAAGTGTTGGTTACGTTATCCCCCATGGACAGTGTAAACATTAAGGTGTCTACCCCTGATAAGTTTCAATTTCACAAAGCGCGTATCCGTAAAGGATCACACATAATTAACGGCACTCCTATTACACTGGCACTTGTTGATTTAAACCCACGTCCTTCGGTTGTGCTTGAAGAGGTACCAATCATTCATCGTAACGGTATCTTAGAATTAGACGAGGATGATTGCGTATTCAAAGTTAATGGTGTACTTAAGGTGCAACCCACACTTACCGCTCTAGCCGCCGCAGGTGCTGGCATCGTCGTCAAAGTAAACGGCGTACCGGTAACGGATATAGAATTTGAATCAGCCAGTTCTCGTTATGGGTTAATATCTCTGCGCAACCTGAACATTACTACTACCGATACATTCACCGTTAGTTACGGTATAGATTCCACCAAGTGGGGAGAAATTGCGGACAACCTCAACCCGCTGTACATACACGGTGGTTCATATGATCGCGCAGAACTAGAACGTAATCTAATTGATGGTGATATGTATATAAGCGTACGTAGTCCTAATAAAGTATATTACAGATATGCTCATCACTCTAACAAACTACACGCAGGTGCAGACTGGGCGGAAGAAGCATGGCCTACCACTGCGGACCTATCATTAGGTAGAATACACTTAGAGCGTACTACACCAAGCTTGATAGATGTACGTAAACAAAGCCTCGGTATTAAGCTCCCAGCAAACAAAGAAGTTATCGACTGGCGATCACACAGCCACTATGGGTTTTACGGAGGCGAAGCGGTGCCATCTATGGTAATGATAATCGAACTACCAATTGATATTGCGAACACAGTACGCTCTACTAAGGTGTTAGTACCTGCTTACGATGAAGTCCCAGCGAAGTTAGTCAAGGATGCGTACAAAGAATACTTCTATACTATTTTATCACATGTACTTGCCGTTGGTTCGTATGTTCTAATCGTAGATCCAGCTAAGTCTATTATATTTACACATGAGGACATCTTCGATAATGCCAATACACAGTGAAATAAGAGCACAAGAGCTGCGCAAGCTAGCGCAGTCTATGGCCCAACAGTTTAAGATAACTAATCCGTTGGATGTACAAGCACTTGAGTCACAACTATTAGCACGGTATGCTAATGGTAATATCTTAGTATCTCAGTATAACTCCAGCAATCTTGCCAGCTCTTCAAAGTTTAGAGGTGACGTACGTAACGTACTCGTCGATCTAATAGCGTCCTTTGGTCATCTGAAATCTATATACAATTCATACCTCGCCATCGAAGGAAGTATGCGTGCAATAGTAGACGACTATAGTTACAGGTTAACACGTATTGTTTCCCAACTAACCAATAGTGATAAGGACAACATACGTTTTATTCAAGGTCCAGACTTGCTGGCAAATACCGAGTACACCAATGTAACCATGTCCAGTGATATTATACGGCTTCCTAAGGATCGAATCCCAACTCAGGATTTAACTAACATGGACATCACCACAACTTTTTATCCAGCCGTTGATTTAAACAATGGCGTACTGTTGTCTACTAACGGAGATGTACAGAGTGTACTCAAGTCAGGGCCGGGTACTGCTACCTGGTCAATAGATATGTATACGAAAAGTATTCCAGCTTATCCTTTATACGTTAGTACCTTAGAATCAATAACAGATACTGCTGCAGATCTCTACAGTGTTACGGGCACAGTAGCGCGAATAGAATTCCAGAACAGCGACACAACAATAACACCTAAGGAAATGGAACTAAAGTTCCAGCAACCTGTACGTGTACTGAGTGTGCTATCCAGTAATTCACTTAGTAGTACGCTAGCTATCCACAAAGATAGCAGAGGTGTTCTTGTTGGAACTATACTGCCTAAGAAAGACATCACGGTTAGCTTACCGGATAGTGCGGTACAGCGCATAGTAGTGTACTTGCAAGTAATGCATTTCACAGATCGTAAACCGTACGCTTCCATATTAGCCGATCAGTACTTGGAACAAGATGTGTATGTGGGTGCCATGCAGGATCCAAATGGATTCAGTAATGCTGCAGAACAGCCAGACTATTATCATTACGAATTGGGTTTATATAACGTTAAGTTCTTGAAGACGCCAGCTGATACTAGCAGTGGTACGCTTACAACTCCTAAGTTCTATAGTTATAATGGAGCATTAGAGTCTAGCAGTATAGTTGTATACGGCTCTGGTGTACCAGACCCAGTAGTCACATATTACCAACCAAACGGTAGCGTAACAGATATTGATTCATCATCAAGTGTGACACAAGTAGTAGAAACTATCGAAGATAGTACTACCACGGTACAACTAGAGCATTTTCCGTATGTAGATAATGATAACGAATTAAGCGTGAACATCGTTACCGTTACAGGAGATGAGATTGACGCAGAACCTTATAGGGTCATGCCGCTTACTCCCGGGGAGCTTCCACAGTTCTCTCCGGATAACTCATTGGAATGTTTTGTACTCGGATCATTAATTGTCTTCAAGGATGCAATTGCACTAGACCCTACGCAAACCCTTGCCATAACATATTATGTTAAAGCTGTTGCGGTAAGTTATACGCTTACGTTTACAGATTACGACTCATGGGTACAAGCATATATGGTGAACTTACATGACCACGTTCAATAAAGTAAAAGAAGCATACTTATCAGCGTTAACCACGTTCGAGTCCGAACAGTTACAGTCTACCGAACAGCGGTTGATGTTAATCCTATCCAGATTGTACGAACTATTCGATGCGGAAGAATACTTCCACATACCAGTGGATGGGGAGATCGCGCGCCCAGAACCATTAGATGCAATATTCACAGCAGTACACTCCTCATTAGTTGAAGCCACTACCGCCCTTGGTGCCCTGGATACTAGAGTATCAATATTACAAGCTGGTATATCTACTAATGAATTAGACTATATCGTTGAGAGCCTCCGACTTAAGGTACAAGAACGTCTTATGCGTACCGGTAATGGTGCTGTAAGCTTCATCGATAAGATATTGGAACAACCACTTACCTTGACCCCTACTAACGTAGAGATCCTACCCTTTTCTACAGTAAAGATACCTAATGTACTTACATTTCCAACATTAATGCTAGGTAAAATACAGAACATACAGTCAACATCCGTAATACCGCTCACTGAGAATAACGTATCCATACCTAACGTAGCCGGTCTACAGCTACAGTTTGCTAAACGGAACAAAGATTTATCTGTAATTGATTTGCAAGTTGGGATGACTGAATCGCAGCCTGTAGTCCAGGAACCCTTGGAGCTCGAACCTAAACTAACATACATGGCTGACACGTATGTAGATGGTATTCTAAGGATAGTAGCCACGTTAGAAACACCTTCGTTAATATCACTAATTTCCACGCCTATACCTGAATCTATTTATTGCAGTGTAGAACTTAATACGATGGAAGGACAAACTCTTGTGTACCCGAATGTCGAACAACTAATATTCGTAGATAATCCTTCATCAATGATTCAATCTATAGTATGGAATATATCTACAGATTCTATAACAGCCGAGGCATTCGGTGGTGTATATGAAGGCTGGTTGTTTACCATTGGCGCACAAGCAGGTGGACGTGTTACGTACGCACAGTTAACTGATGTTATTTTGAACACCCTAGGGAGTATGACATGAGTCTAAGTGTAAACTTTAGAGCAACAAATATTGGACCTACTTCCTTTAGTCTTCAATGGCAAATACCTACTAACGCTGACGCTGTGTATTTGGATAGCTTCGATATACTCGACGCCGCCGGTGGCACTGTAGTCAGTGGTATATCCCCCACCGCGGTATCATACACATCCGCCACCATATTAGGCGACGCTGCTACTGTACTCACCAGATATCAATACGCACTAAGAGCAAACTTCTCAACCACCATCGAGGACGAAGATCCGTACACGGGACAGGGTAGCGAGTATACCAACGTATGGACACAGGAAACAAGTTTACAAACGCTGTGGACACTGGGTGCATTTTCTGCTCCAGTACCGTACGCTTCAAATACATTTCCAGTATGGGATACATACTTAGATGGTACTCTGGCTATAAGCATTGACCTTGTACTAACAGACGCATTGTCCATGACACTGTGGCACAGAGTCGGATCAGCTGGTGCTTGGGAACTTAAACGATTTTGGTGGCAACCTGCGGTAGGAACACACGAGTTTGTACTCGAAGACTTATCGCCTACACATAGTAATCAATTTCGATCACAGATAATAACTGCAGCAGGCGAAACAGTATATAGTGACGTTGTTACGTACGTCGCATCATTAGTACGAAGTGATCCATTTTCACATAAACCATACGTTATAACTATACCTCAGACGTTCGCCACATCTACTTCTATATTTGTTGGCAACATAGCACCTAATACACCATGGAACCCCGCAGACGGTGGGGTATTGCCAGCCGGTTTAGAAGAGTGGATTAAAGTAGGATCAGCCCTGGTAGACGGAGAGTCCGTATTCACGTACAGACGCCTAGCAACGGACAAGAGTAGTATGCACTACACTCGTAACCCAATGCGTGATACTGACTGGACAACACAAGTAACACATACGTTGTACGCTCAAAGCCAAAACTTTGTAAACATGAACACCGATAGATGGTGGGATATATCTTCAGAACCTATGTCTAAAGTGTATACACCTAACCCAGCATTCCAGTACAATGGCGATAATAATCCATTCTTATTCGTCACCGGTACATTACCATTCGCGTCTACTTGGGAGTGGCCTACTACTTTGATGCCGTACACACGGGTAGATGATTCCCCCACCGATGTTACACCGGACTACGCCGTAGCCGGCGTTGGAGAATGGATTACACCATATTTCACCGCTATTAACTTAAACTCTGCAATCTATGAGGTTGTCGGTTCAGCGGTAGAGAACTACGTAAAGCAAATTCCAAGTATATCTTTGATTGATGTTTCCTATAAATTATACATCTTCGTACGTTACGCTTACCTTTTAACTGACACCTATGAGCTTGTAGACAATGATGGCACCACGGCTATGAGCTTAGAAGCCTCTGCCATATCATTCTTAGGAAAGCAAGGTAACCTGTACAGCGTGACGCGCGCCGCGTCAGCTACGGTGAACCCAGAGACATATGGATTAACTATGGACATTATACCTAAAACTTTTAATATAACAGACGGTGCTGAACAAACATTTGGATCATTCGTGTGGCCCAACGCTCCATTCAATGTATCCGATGTGAACAACGGTTCACCTTTTTACACTACCGCTAACAGTATAGCACACGTAGCAGTTGCAGACCCCTATACAAGTCTTTCAGCCCAAGCTATGGTTGTTAACTTCAGCATGACTAACCCCTACCCAATGCCGGTACTATAATGGCTAGTAACAGAGTAAGTGTATGTGATCCAACCTTAATAGATCCTACCTGGATACGTCCACGTAAGGTAGATGGATCATACAGTTCACAGAACACACCAACATTAACGACTCCAAACATTTTAGTATCCATAGTCGACTATGATTTTGGCACTGCAGCGCTTAATCAATTATTTCCATCTGAATTAGGCACTCCAGATTCTGTGACTGTACTACACAACGGTACAATACAACAAATTAATACGTATACTGGTAATGTATACTTCGCAGTAGTACCTGTAAACCAAGTACAAAATAAGAGTAATGATCTATGGCCGTCTCCTGTTTATTTATCCGCAGGCGGAGAAGGACTTGTTGGCTGGTTAAACGACACTACATATGACGGTGCGCGGACTGATCTACAAACTTTTTCCGATATACCAGTTTCCCTAATACAACCTAATGGCGAAATGATTACAGGTAGGTTCGTTGTTCTAGCACAAGTTGTAGATAACTCAGGTAACGCACAAGATATTAAGTTGTTAAAATCAGATGACGGCGCGTACCAAGTGTACTCCGCGACTTCTGCGTACATGTCAGGCTTAACGCCATTCCTATCTGCTAATGATGATCAACCGGAAGCTTTCGCCACTGCAATTGCTTCTACGTTAACCGGTGCGGATGTGTCTACACTAAATTCCAGGATACGTACTAAACCACTCAATGTAGATAGCATTGACCGTAGCGGTGCCTACCCTATCTTCTATATTTTTCCTGCCTCCGACTACGATGGAACAATGATGCAGTATCAGTTGTACGGTTGGTACTTTAATTCAGAGACATACAGTTCAACACCATCCACCGTGGTATCAGCATCGGAAGTATCACAGCGAATTCAAGCTGCACTCACACTACAAAAGTTGGATGGAGCATCGTGGAGCACCGCCGCTACTAAAACCATCAACACTACTAACCCAGCCGCAGCTGCAGCTCAAACTTTCAACGGACTAATACCTAATACAGAGTACCGTATCATGGTAGTACCTGAAACCTCCTTAATCGATGGGGACGGTAGAGAAACATACGTGTACCAAGGTATCGATAACAATGGTGCCGGATACGGTGACGTTAGTTTTGCTACTGCACTCGAGAACCTATACAGTGGCGCCTCGGCCGTACCGTACGTAACCCTTATCGACGACCCAGGAACAGTACCTTTAGATACACCAGTATTCAAATTACTCGAACGTCTTACTGCCGATGATATCAACTATGCCATAAGTATTAACACCGATAACACGGATCGGTTTAACTTAGACTTTACTATTAACAGTACTACTAATATCACGGAACTGGTTGTCTCGTCCGGCTCCTCTACCCACACCGAGGACAATAGCGGTGGCGCTAGTAGCATTGTTGTAGCGTTCACGAACCTCACTGAGTCTGAACTAGAACGTAACTGGACCATCACTGGTACGTATGTTAATAACGCCATTAGCTTTGCTTACGCGATTGGATCCGATGCGATAGGTTCTCTACAAGTTAATGCTTCAGGCGTCTTCTCTTCTATCTCGGACACCGAACCCACAACTTTAGTAGCAGATCCTAGTACTAATGTATATACCACTAGAACTATAGAAACTAGTGGACCCTTCGCCGCGTCCCGGGTAGTATATGAAAGTGCTACTGATCATGACATAGATTTCAATATAGCTGATAACAAACATATCAGCGCGGTAGGTATATCCGTAGAAGGATTTAATCCATTCGTAGTACCATCTATATCATACTACTTAGTAGTGGATGGCATCGAACATGAGATTTCTCCACTCAACCTTGATGGTGTTGCTCCTTCGCTATACTACTACAACAGTATATTGTCCGAGGTTGATCGCACACGAGCGTCAGGGCAGGGATTCGTAGACACAGATGAAACACAACATTGTACTGTGCGGGTGCGTATTACACGCCCAGCGGCGGATATCAATATCACACCAGTAGTAACCGGTATTAGAGCACGTATTATTTATGCAGATCAGGAAGTATTATAATGGGTAAGCGTAAAGAACAAGTACTTCAAATATACATAGAAGCATATCTACATAAGAATGGCCGTATGCCTACAGCTAGAGAAATTGACGAAGCAATTGCCACTCCTTTTAAGTTTCAAACTAAACCATTACTACCTTTACAAGGTGCAACGTCGAGTGCGGCCAAGCTTCACCAGGTACTGTCCGGATTACTAGTAGACACCAGAGACATCGTCGAACTGCTACGTACGTACACCTACGATTTAGATGCGCTGGAACTATCATTCCTGAAGGAGCACGAAGATATAAAGCTTAAAGCAGCAGAAGTCATGGACTATGTGCAAGCAGTGTCAGACAATGAGTCTGCCGTCGCGGTAATATACTCTGGTGTTCCTCCGCAGGCTAGCTGCTCCACTAACATAGCCCAAGACCAAGCATCCATTACGTTGAAGAACTCCCTAAAGGAGTTCCCACCACCACTACCAACTTCATCTGACGCCGCGTGGACTGTTACAGCTGCACCGGTTAGTCAGTCCGGGTCTTTGACCCGGGAAACTTTAAGCAATCCTACTGGTCTCAAACAACATAAGACTTTTACCGCCAGTGTTAGATCGAACTCCTCCACGTGGGTAGGTACCGATCTGTTCTTTGCGTTTCCAGTACCAGGGCTTGATAATATTCCGCCAGACATATTAGAAATGGAAGAGTTTGATATACTAAAATTCATGCCAACACTGCAGGCCATCAAGGTGGCAAGCACACCGGCTACTATATCTATATCGTACATCGATCCGAATACTGAACAGTGGGTAGACCTGGACACCGTAACCAGCAACGGCAATCTAAATTACTTTATGAACATACAAACACAAACTGTACGGTTAAGATTCTTAGTCCCAGGGCACGACATGAATCTCAAAGTAAGTAATGTCGAGTTCCAGAGTGGTAGCTATAATAGTTCTGGAACGTTCTATTCCCTACCCCTGTACCTCACTCCTGGCGCAAACTCAACAATGGGTAGTCCATTGGTGGGACATTATCTACTAGACACCAAGGTATACCAACCAGCTGGCACTTCAGTACAGATCTCGTACGCTAAGTTGACCGAGACTCAGTTAACTGAACACTATGCAACTGATATAGGTGGAGCTAATCTACATCTAAGAGATACGAGTATTGTATGGCAAGATTTACCTAACAACGTAACAACTGCCAAGATACACATCGGGTACGAGGATGAGTTAACCGACTTCTCTAATACCGTCAATGTTAGAGCTGGGGTTGCAACTCTGGCAGTACCTAACAATGTGTCAGACATAACCATCACCGGTGGGGACAATTACTGGCAAGATCAATCAACAAGTACAACGGACAACGCTAAGTACATATACAAAAGTTATTTAGATGTACAGGGTGTTGCACGAACTGTTACTATCCCTGTGCTTGCAGCTAATTACTTCATCATAAAACGTATTACGGGTGAAGGTGCATCTATGTATCGAGCCACCAGCGAGAACAATATTATTACATTACCACCGGGTTTGTATAAGATTATATTCTCCCACTTGAAATCTGAAAGTACAATAGTAAACGCACACAGGCTAGTTAGAAGATCTAGCGGCGTGACACTTAGGGGATTTGCTATCCCATTCACGCAGGTACACGATATAAGTAGTACAAATAATACTGCTGTATATCAATATGCTGGCGGTTCCGTCAGGTTCAAGATTCCAACTGGATTAACTACAGACCAGTTCGACATTAGTTACCGTAACCGTAAGACAGATGATGCAGTACCGGATGCCATAGTACTTAAGGTTAAATTCAGCACTACTGATCCCCGTACAGCCCCGCTACTACGTCGGATACGTATACTGAACACCGAAAGATTACACACGGAAGCTTCAGAAAGTTCTACATTCAGTGCGCCACTTGTTAACGACTTACCACCACGTAGAGACTGAGGACCAGGAAGATGATCAATACCAAACACCATCAGATAGCATCAGGTACTCCAATGAGTTCTTACGATCTCAACGTCGTAGCCATGGAGATCGTTCAGGATTGCTTGGCGATCTTAAGATCTCCCATTACTATAGACCTCACCGCTGACCCGGTTACGGAGCTTATAGCCCTTACTCGTGCTGTAATGGAACGTGAAATAACGGACAATAATGTTTTAGTATTTCTCACTGACATAACAAAGATTGAAGAGTACGACTACACAACCGACTGGAGACGCGTATAATGCATACCTTTGAATTGAATGAGAATATTGATCCAAATATTATCAACGCTAACCATCGTGAACTGCAAACGTTAATAGCACAAGCCGTTACGTATAACCAAGCATTGCGTGCTCGTTACGACATGATGAATAACATCATCGCTAACTTAGTATTACCAGCTCCTAATGGAGCACTTAACACTTCTATCTCCGATACCAGCGACGGTAGGTTATTTATACCAGCCATAGTTTTAGATGGAGGTAGCGTGGTAGATGGTTTCGAACTCACACACGGATTACTCGGGTTGGAGGCTGAGTCAGAGTCCTCACTCATAGCTACGTCCATGAACAGTATGTTCGGCGAACGTGTACCAGCAGCTGGTGCGGTTATTACCGCCGACGACAATATAGGCAGTGGTATTGAGCTCATCAACCCAGAACTGATATTCTCTCCTGACGCTATGTGGGCACAGGTTGTAAGCGTACCTGAATTAAGAATCACTGGAACATTTCCTCCAGGACTCACTAATCAATATAACACTGTAGCAGTCAGCGGCGCGTTACATGCCGCCGGTACTAGTGTACGAGGGTTGGAGGTTACCAACAGTATCGGGTATCAACCGGAAAGCTACTTTGACTACGAGGTTGAGCTTATTTCTAAAGGTCTATCTCTAGGCGATCGTACATATTTACATAGTGTAGGTATGGTACGTGTTAGTAATAGAGTGTACACGAAAACTAGTAGTACATTAACTTTTATCGTTACCGCTACGCCCGCAGGCAAAACAGGTTTGAACTACGTAGAACTAGATTTTGCATCAAATCTAAATGCACAATTACTATCGGACATTGCGTCGATAACTATATATCACGCCGACGACCCAGCTGACGAACTATATAATTCAGAGTCTGATACGTATCCTTTAGCATCTTCGTTGACTATCGTAGACGGCGAAGCCCTATTGCTAAGCATAACCTTAAAACAATACAACAATAGTAGTCCGCTACTACGTGGTGTACGTCTTGGCTTTATTTAACGGAGTGACACATGTCTAAAACATTAGCAGAGATTGATAGCAGCTTAATATTACTACGTGGAGAAGTGAAGAAGAATGCCACACGTATAGAAGAGGTCAATGATAACAACCGCGGAGCCTTGACATCTAAGCTAGAGGTAAGTACACTCAGTACTACACTCAACGGTATGATCACAGATCTGGAAACAAGAATTGGTATTCTAGAAGAACGTTATTCAACTATCGTATCACCGACAGAAACTAAGTACTACATGTCGCAGGCGGATATTGATCAGCTACGTCTCATCCTTCGAAGATTTGACACACTATACACGGAGATCATATCAGCTCAAGCTAACATGGTAACTATGCTGCAGCGAGCAGTGCCGACAGTATAATGCGCATCAACATATTAACATCCTTAGCTGTTATATTTAGCCTAGGTATTACTATCTGGGCTTTGTTCTTTGCACAACCAAGAGTGGAGTATCTACCAGGTGAAGAAATTGAAGTACCAGTCATCACGGAAAGCCCATGGACATTCACAGAAGCCACTGATAGTTCGGAAGCAGAAACCATCGTTATTACTAAATGGAAAACTAAGCTCGTACCCCAAGATCCCGATACGATCTTTGTTGATGAATCCCTCGCGGAACTTATGTCGCTTAGGCAGTACATCAGCACAAAGCACATTTTCAAGATACGTTTCGTAAGTCCATTGCTCCAAGTATCCTTTATATCTGCCGACACCGCGAGCGTGGATACTATCAAAGCAACCTATGAACTTGCCGAGTATACAGTGCTTACACCTGGGTTCCAGTTCCAACCGCTTAACAACGGAGAGTACGTACTACAAGGTATCTTACCTCTAGAAGCAGCAAAGCCCAAGTACACCACTAGCTCTTACGTTGGACTTGAGTTCCCTCTAGGTCTCTATGGACAAACTAATATTGATTGGAATAGATTTCGTGGAACCTTCGCGCTCCACGTAAACTCCGATGCAGGAGCAACCGCACGCATAGCCATTGACTATCGTATCAAATAAGGTTACTTACTCATGGCCGTAGCATCATATACCACTGATCTAATTACAGTCGCCACAGCTGACGAGGCAACTAATTGGGCGGAGTAACCTATGGTAACCAAACCACGTCGCAAACGTCGTCGTTACAAACATAAATCATCTGTCTCAAAGTTTCAACGCAGAGTAGCTGGACTATTCCGTATTGCCTTGGGAGATAGTTACCTACGCTACGAAGTTAACTGGCGTTGGCTGAAGAACCACGATGGCAACGCGTTGTACGTGGACATATTCTTCCCTAGGTTTAACCTAGCCATAGAAGCACACGGTATCCAGCATTACAAGTGGCCTAATTACTTTCATAAGACGTACGAAGAGTTTCAACACCAGCAGGAGAACGACGAAGAGAAGCGTGCGTTGTTGCAATCTCATGGTATTACTTTGATATCTATACCGTACGACCCAGTACCTACACCTGAGCTTATAGGTAAACTTTTAGTCATGGCTAAGATCACGAAGCCTGATATAAAACAAGCTAACCATAATGATTACAGCGACATAGCTACCAGACGTTCTGCTGCTACCACCGGTAGAGTCATGAAACGTACCCCCGCCCCCTCGTAGGACATGTTAAATAATAAAGGGGAGTTCTAGACTCCCCTAGTAATTGTCCCGTATATCAATGTATCAAACGAACCTGTTCAGGTGGCACCCGCCACGACTGTTCATGTGGTACATCAATAGTTAATGTTTTGATGTTCACGCGTTCCACATGACCTTGTATCGTACGACCTAAATGATCGAACTCTACCGCCATAGTACGCCGGAACTTTGCCCTGATCACTGACTTCAGCTTAAACTCTGCTACTTGCAGGATCTTCCGAGCTTCGGTTATATCTGTGACAGTCATTACCGCTTTGCGGATCTCCACACCATCCATACTACCTCCTACTTCACTATCAATGGATTACTTTGGCAGGCGGAGGCGAACACAGTTGTGCCCGCCCCCAAATTCCTTATAGTAACTCACCTTTTGGTGGTGTTACCCACTCTAGTTGTGCCCCATTGTACACACATTCCTCAGTGTGACCACATGAGCATGCGAAGAGAACATCATATGTGTCCTCTTCTGTTCCTGCTTTACTTTCCGTTGCTAACATTGCTCCCTGTTCACAACCTGTACACGTGCGAACACCGAATGCTAATTCATCCGTGTGTACAACGATATGTACATCATTGTAAGGTTGTTCTGTTATCACCAACGCTTTACCGACTCCACGCATCCCGGGTCGCATGATCTCAAGACCAGTCTCATGATCGTATATGGTCCACAACCTACGTTGTGCCAATGCCATGAGAATAGTGTGAGCCTGCTTGTCGGGATTCCAAAATGGAGTCTGTGCTGGGTCGTCCGGGAGTGATGCCGGTAAGATACCGAACTCCTTATTGAAAGGTTCCCATAGTATCATCTGAACAATCCGCCATCTGGTGTATCACGTAGCGTACATTGATGTTCCATGCCCGCTAGCTTAGCTTCCATATCCATGAGTGCCTCCACTAGGAGTTCTTCCCTGGTATACGGCGTGTGGGATAGACTAGTGAAGCTCTTTGCTTGTGCTTCAAGCTTCTCCAGTGCAGTCTGTGCACGTTTTGGAATTGTTATATCTGACATTGTTGCCTCCATCTATTACTGGTCAGTTATTCTGACTCTGGTTTTGGTGTACCCAAGGATATTGCCTTGGTCTTCAGGTTCTTCAGGAAGTACGAGCCCCATACCATGTACGTTAAGTTATCCACCGACGATGGGACTGTAAAGTCCGTGAAGAAGTCAGTAGAGTATAACACTAGTACTAGGATAGACCAACTAAAGACTATAAATCGACGAAGGCTTATTTTACTTCCTTCGTCGAGAAGTGTAATCCTGTTCATACGAATAGATCTCCTATGTGTGGTTGGTTACGAGTAACGCCGGCTTGTTTCTCCGCCGTGTTACCACTCATCATTCCACTAAGGAAGTTTCCACGGAACCCCGCAGTGGATTTGACTACGTTAATAGCAGTCACTGTACTGTACATAAAGACGTACCGTTTCTTATGCTCGAACTTAGTTACCTGTATGAATCCACCAGCTGTATCCTTGTATGCTGCCAGTATCCAGTCCGTTGATTGATTAAGTATTACGATAGTACCATTATCCAACAGCATCTGTGGTACAGGTATACCAATAAGTACGCCAGCTAGCGCATTAAGAGCCCCTGATAGTTCTGGCGGTAGCGATGTGTTGGTCGCTCCTTCTGGCTTGACGGACAACTGGATCATCGAGGCATGCTTGCCCACGTATCCAGGCGCTGTCTGCTGTAAGAGTCCGTTTTTGTTCTCGTTAGCCCATACTTGTACAGCTGCTCCCGCTGTGTTTGGTCCTGCTACAGGTGGTGCAGACTTCTTATTTGGTTTTGCGCTTGGGCTCACGGTATACTCCTCCATCTTGCTTCATCTTTGATAAGAGAAAGCCTGCGGTTAGTTTAGTTTTCTTAGGTGTCAGCGGTGCCGTACCTATAAAGTTGTTAAGCTGTGCTATGACCCCCGTCACCCAGTGTGCGGTACAAGTATCTACGGTAACTTCTTTGTACCCCTTCTTCAACTTGGCTCGTCTTTGTGTATCAAACGAGTTAGGACTCGCACCATTAGGTGAAGCGCCTATCGCTCCGTACCATGCCTTAATAGTACCCGCATCGTTCTGGGCCATTGCATAATACTTGAAGCTCGACCCACTTGTATCTTCGAGATAGGTTATTCGTGACATATCTATTCCTCTGTCTATATAGTACTACTTGGTAACACTCACTGGAATTAGTCATTCCCGAAAGTGCCCCGTTGTGCACCAAGGCAGCCACGCTGTGCGGTTCAAACGCTTGAACGTGTCAGCATCTGTCTCTTGCTGTTACAACCATGTAGCGTACAGCTTACTCTCCATTAAGAAGTGTAGCCAGCGCACGGGCCTGGTTAATATTTGTTGTAGCGAACTTATCAGTAAGAATCTTACCAGTTGCTTTCTCTCGGAGGTCTAGCATCTTCATTGTATTTGCTATCGACCACTCTCTCCACAGCGCTAAGTATGCACCCCACAGATTCGTACTTAGATCTTTAGGTGGCTTACCTTTGCCTTCACTCACACTACCATATCCTTTGATCTTGATCTGGTAATGCTCCTCTATGGAACGTCCGCGAACTATTGCATGGAATGCGCTGAATCTTTTATCCCCTTGGGATGATACTTCGTATCCAACCTCACTAGGTAGTGCGTACCGTGCCCAATCAAATTGACTAGACATCTTAGGAGCCCATAAATATGTGGTAATTATTCGTTCCGCGTTTCGGAACATCTTTCTTAGCCAGCTCACATCGTAGTCGAGTTGTGGCATCGCTAATCTGTCGCGCTTGCGCTGCGTCTTCCCAAGCATTAGAGTCCTCCGGTAACATTTTTAGTAACGAAGTAGCCGCTACTACTAATTCTTCATGATCAACTAGCTCTCGTAGTCTGTTGATTTCAACTTGCAGAAGTACAATAGAACTTTTGTTCATAGTACATGCATAACATGATCTGCGTTCCTCTGTAGCACATCTAACACATTCTATATGTTCAATTGCATCAAAGTATTTACGATGTTTTTCTTCATCCATGGACACGTTTTACCTCCGTGACTTCTAGAGTTGCCTCATCTGGTAATTCATCCTGCATATCTTCTACTGCAATTTCTGAAGCACGTTCCCCGTCGTTACCTGGGTCATATAGTGTTACAGTTAGTGTACCAGAATATGATATTTCTATTTCGAATGTAGGCATGTTGCTCTCCTCAATATGGCGACCCGTACATCACGAGCCGCCAATGCTTCATCACTTAGCTTTAGGCTTTGCCTTCCGCTTAGTGGTTCTCTTTTTGGGTTTGTCTTTGTCTGCACTCGTCTTAGCTGCATTCTCCCTGCCTTTACGGATTTTACGCAAACCGGCCATCACCTTAGTGACGGTCTCTTTGTTCTTATCAGGACTGATCGGTACTAGCGCGTACACTTGACCATCTTTAATCTCCTGATCATCTATAAACTTAGGGTAAGCCTCTGAGATATTGTCAACTGCATCGACCACCTCATCAACTGACTTAATTAACCCACCTGTGGACATACTCTTAGAGAATGCATGACGCATCTTCATAGAGCCGTGTCCTTTTCCTGTTATAAACAGGAGTCCAGCTGTTTTAGACATTAACTTACCTCCAATGGAATGCCAGGAACTAGTCCTGTATTCTTAGTTTCGAAGTTGTTAACCAACGCATCACGTACAGCGTTGGGTACCTGCCTAGAAGGCCGAGTAACAGGCCCACTAACTAGTAAGTCAACGACCTGTAGGGCCAAATCTCTGCGATCTGGCCTCTTCAGCCATCCAAATAGCAAGGGTGCTACCTCATCAAGAGCTTTTGTCACTGTCGGTGCTTGGCTTTGATTCATTAGACTTCTTCCTAGTCGGCGTATTCCTTTTGTTAGGACGTTTGGTTGCGGGATTAACATCCACAACCTCATCCTCGATGATAGTATCACCGCCTACTAACTGATTGGTCACGGCGAGGGGTTCCTCGATCTTCTCATTCAGTACAATAGGTTCATCAGGCTTTACGGATTCTGGTTCCTCAAGGATTGTTTCCTTGATGATTTCGGCCACCTTCTGTGCAGCTTCCACCCCGGCTGTTGCGCCTGGACTTGCTACCTTAGAACGTTTATTAAATCTAGGGTTCTGCTTGCGAGCGGACGCCAAGCTTTCCCTCTTAGAACCGGTGTTGAGTTTAGTCATCTAATACCTCCCTTTCGTCGAAGTCATTAGTACTCTTCTCGGTACAATATTCTCCGGTATTATCCAGAGTTGCGACGGTCGAGCCGTCTCTGTTAATATGCCCACCATCGCGGATATAAGCTCTGCGAATGTCTGAACGTATTTGCCTGAGCCAATCATATATTAGATCAGCTTGTACATCTAACCCCGTAGCTACATGTTGCACGGGGTGCCCATAGTAGTGCACCACCATGAATGCGACAATCGCATCCGGGCTGTACACCTCAAGGGTTTGTCTGATGCTTCCAAGTATACTTGCGGACATCATAACCTCCTTTAAGTACTGGCGTTTTAATATAACGCATAGCACAACTTGAGCATGTGTCACATCGCGGACCCGGTTTAGCTGGAGTTACATCCAGCCGAATCAACTCCGCAATGACTTCCAAACCAGCATCAGGATTGTAAGCAAATGTTATATGCTCACCCAGTGCCGGTAAGAAATATGTCAACTGGAACGGACGGCGTTTGTAATGCAACTCATACAGTCGAGCGTGCCATTGTGCGTGTTGAAACATCTTGATTCGTTCCTCAGCGTCTGGATATTCCGGACGATAGTCGACCCAAATCAATTGGTATAGCTTGGATTCCTTGCGCCGTACTAAATCTACGGAGCCTTTCAGTCCATCATGGTCGAATTTAAGAGACTCAGCAATTATGTCTGCCTCTCTCATGCTAGAAATGTACACTACCGAATAAGTTAACATGATAGCTAGCGCATGACCAATGATTTTTGCATCTCTATTGGTTAAAGAACTCTTGTTGAGTTGCTTAACGATGTCCAACTGTACGGCGGTAGAATTCTCACCTTTATACAACCTGATTACAGCTGGTGTAATATAACGTTCATACACAGCTTCATGATCAGGCTTGTACATCACGGGTATTGTAAGTCTACGTAACGGACAGTCGTGTAGGTACCAATACACTTCATCGAAAGATATAGCACGCTTGTTCAACGTACTACTTTCTTTATCAGTGCTGTAAATACAGAACCCACTTGCTTAACGCTAGGTAGGTATTGGTAACTATCTAAGAAGGGGGATGGTAGCGTACGTGGCGCACTTGGTATTCCGAACCCTAAGGTCTTGATACCATTCTGTTGCGCATACTTATATACACGCTTCAGGTACGTCATGTCCCTACCCATGTCACCATCAGTTAATATAACCAGGTACTTGCGCTTAGCCTTGGACTTAACCAAGACATCTACGCCTACCTTGAATGCGTTAGGGAAATCAGTTCCACCGCGAGGCTGTAGAATTCGCTTGATCTCGGCGAGCATGTCGTCCTTACCTCTATAGTAAGTAGCCATGTCCACGTTGGTCTGAGCACCCCAGGACCCACTGAATCCGAATAAGCGTAAGGTAATCTCTCTGATTCCTTCCGAACTCATCATCATGTGTGCCATGGTGTGACTAGCGATCTCTGTCTTAACCCCGCCCATTGAACCTGAGGCATCGAACATCAATACCATTTCCGTCTTGCCAATCTCTGATGACATAGATGTTATATCTGTTCTGATTTTGGCCTTCTTGATATTAGTTTTGATCTGATAGAAGTTAGGTGGATGTAGCTTGTCACCATGCTTAGAGACATGTCTTCCTGCCATCTTTCGCTGTTGTAACATTTGCTTCATCCCACGTCTCATACTAGATATGACTTCACTTTCTATACGAATGTTATGGCTGGCACGGTGTGCAGGTGGGGGAATATACCCCTCCCCGTGTCCGTTACCCTCCTGATCACCTAGATCAAACTTCTTACTTTTATCATTTCCTGACATCTCTTTGTTGATGGTGTCCTTTTCCTCATCCGCCTTTTTCCTGTCCGCAGTTTCTCTTTTGCGTACAACTTTGGCGAGTTCGTCCGAGGTTCCAGTGATCTCCGAGTTGTCATTAATATCCTGAAGAGCATCCTTCATTGCATCTGTAACATCCTTTGGCAGGTCGAAGCCATCGAGGGCTCCTCCACCACCTTGCAGTTTAGGTGGGCCATCTCCCGGCTGTTCCTTACCGTCCTTCTTATCTTCATCCTTCGGTTTCGGATCGAAGGTTTCTTCTGGTTGCCCCATCTCATTCGTCCACCAGTCTTTCATCACCTTGTACAACTGGTCAGTCATACCTATACGTCTCTTGCGGAATGCTTCCGCATCGTGAGACATATAGCCTCTAGCATCGATGATCACATCTTTCACGTCATCGAACACCTTAGCCAACGGGTGACCGGCTGGGAATTCATCTATCCACTCACCCCCTACTTTGAACTCAAGGAGCGCGCGGTACTTACGTAATACATCGCTCATCATTTCCTTGTAGTCTTCTGGTGTAGCGGTTGCTGGATCCAACTCGATCTTCATATCCTGAGCCAGTGCCTTGTTAAGGGCATAGAACTCAGTGAAGTACATCTGCGAGCCTAACCAAGCATCAGGAACGACCGTAGTTTCATTACAATCGTTCACGATGTTGTCGTAGAAGTCGTATAACTTACCACCCCTACCGAAAGACTCAGCGGAGATAATGTGTCCCAACTCATGATACAGTAACGCGATCAACATAGTCCACCAAGTTTCATCGGTGAGCTTGTCTGAGACTTCTTTACCGAAGATGCCGGCCAGGGTTGTCCTGGTGAGTGGCAGCTGCATGGTCATGAAGCCTTGTGGATCTATGGCTGGCTTATTGGTACGTGTATCTACGATAACAGCACCTCCAGCGTAGTCGTAGATCTTTACTTTAGCCACGGACAATACTTTCTCCATATAGTCCATGACATAATACGTCATGTTATCAATTGGGCCCATATTAAACTCCTTGTGATACTAGCTCTGGCGGTATCGTGATCGCCATCTTCGCTTGGATCCTCGCTACGATTGTGTTACGAACCGTGATGTCGGTGATCTTCGTGATGATGTTGTCATCGATAGCCGTTATCCAAGCCTCCGCGGTGTTGCCATCAACCGCTGCCCAGAAGGCACAAGCGGCTACCGGGGAGTACCCGGCGTCGAACCCAAGACTCTGATTACTAGAATCAGTTGCATGGATAAGTTTGAATAGCTTAACTGCGTTACCGTAGTTAGGTGGCACCTTCAAGGTCTTGAAGTTAGGCTTCGCCTCGATGATAGTTTTGAATAACTTCTGCAGTACACGGCCATCAGTTGGATAGCCTAGGAACACAGTAGTTATACGTCGACCTTCGGCTTGAGATAGCGGACGTAAATCGTCCTGTATATAAGCCTCGGTCAACGGGTTAGCAGTGATTAGGAACTGTATGTGACTGAAGTCAACTATAGTGTCAGTACCTTTAGTACTTTGTATTTCGTACATTCGATCTGTATCACTGAATAATCTATAGAACTCTCTGCGTGTCTTATCATCGAAGGCGTTGTACTCTTCGAGTATCACCACACCGCGGAGATCTTTTGCTTTAGTTTCACGTGCGAACTTCACGAGTGAACCTTCTAATACGAAGGTACCCTTATCATCAAAGTCCTCACGGAAGAACAAGGTTGATCCATCCATACGAGCATTGGCATCGATAATCTTAGACGCGTACCCATAGTCCTTGAGCTTGTCTGCTAGCCAACGAGCATGCAATGATTTACCGGAGCCTGTTGGCCCGATCACCGCCGTCGCTGCACTTCCATCGAGAACATAGTTCTCAACACGGCGCATGACTTTCTGGTTCACCACTATATGTTTAGGGGCGAATACACTTAGTTCATCTGGAATCTTGAATCCTTTAGCACGCTTTATACCAGTACTAAAGTTAGTCGTCGCCAGGTTACCATTCTTATCGAAGAAACTCTGGGGAGTGTACGCTGCTAACTGTGGTGTATGCTTTCTAGGCCACACAGTTTCCACCGCGGATAAATCCACGCTAGGTATCTGTTGTAGCAATGCTTCCCCGACGGCACCCTGCAGATCATACACGGTGGACACGGAACGATCAGCCAGCAATCCATCAATGGTATTACTACCATTGGCGTACTTGGCGATGTCCGAATCTTCTATCGGCTGTTGATAGGTATCTATCTGCAACTGTGTAGACTGCTCATAGATAATACCCTTCAGCTGATAGCTCCCTACAGCTGGTGCTGGAGCGCTAGGCTGTGTCGAGTCCAGTTCCCACTGGATATCAAACTTGATCTCGTAGTCGGAAGCTGTACCGTCAGCCAATGGAATCTGTTCCAAGAACAGAGTTGGCATGACTGCACGGATTAACGCATCGTGTTTCTCTTTTGCTAAAATGTTAGCACTCATTTATTACTCCTATTTATTCTTTGAATGTTCCTGGAAATCTCTACGGAACTTATTCGTGAACTCTAATGCTTCCATGGTGGATAGCACTAGCGCCGACTTAGCATCTACACTTCGATGATTGTAGTAGCGGTCACTAAATATGACCACACCACGCATCAATGATAAGAGTATCTCATCGGGTATTGTTTTTGTTCTGCGTACAGAATTAAACTTGTCACGCATGAACATCTGTACACGATATACGAATGGGTTTATATCTACCTTACGTAGAATATCAAAGTACAAGACATCAAGTGTCTCTGTTACTTTACCCTGCATTATAAGTGTACCGAAATTGTTAATCAATTTAGTATCTGGCATTCCAGATAGGGCTACTTTGTTGAGTTGCTCTTCATCATACTTACCATTTTCATCCATGATACCACCGGCTATTACCTTGGTATCTAATATAGTCACCGCATCTCTTGGATTCTCTTCACAATTTATTGCGATCTTCTCCAAGACTGACAGAGGTATGAGTGGGATCTCCCCACGCATGTACTCTTGAGCAGCGATGTCTTTAAGTAGTTCAAGGATCTGATCCGAGCTCCACGCCCTGATCTTAACATCTTCCAGTCTACTAGCCAGTGCATCCTCCTTGAGGATACGCGCAGGGTTCGAGGTGACCAGGAAAATGTACTGATTTTGTTTGAGTGTCTCCACCGGCGCTAGCAACGCAGTCAATGACTTATCCGTCATCTCTTGAGCTTCTTCCAGCAGTAAGATTGTATTCTTACCATCTAGAGTAGCTGAGCGTGTGAGCTTCTCCCGGAGCACGGCTATAGTCGTGTCCTTGCCCATGGCGCTCGTGTTCTTATAGACAACGGCCCCATGTTCATCGTTCATCGCCCGCATCTCTATTGATCTACAACTTTCACAGGCATTACACGCATGTACCATACCATCCTTACGGATTGGACTCTTACAGTTCAGCATCTTGCTGAGTGCTAGCACCATGGATGTCTTCCCGCTACCGGGAGCCCCGTGTACTAGGAACGCATGCATTAATCTTTCTGGTTTATTGTGTAGTGTACGTCCGAACGTCTCGATGACTGCTCGTGTTGGGCCGTAGAATTCCTCTATCGTCCATGGTCGGTACTTACTATACAATGAGTTGTTGGTACGACTCTCTCTAAACTTTAGTTTGGTAGAGGTGAGGCCGTAAGGGATTGCTTTTTGCTCTGCCATGGCAGTACTCCTTGATTGATTGTGCGTTCTCTATAATCCTGATGTTGTAACGAATCAGATAAGAGAGTTAAGGTTCTTGGTACTTCGGAAGCTATCTGTATGTATCCTGATACTTCAATTAATTGAGCACGTAGTTCATTAAATGAAACAGCGTGTACGTCTTGCACTGATCGCTTTAGACTATGATCTAGATTCAACACATGTACTACTGTAGTTGTACTGTTCTTCATCATAAGCAATACTATGATATTATTCTTACCCTTGCCCGACCACACTCTTGAAACGTTAGCCCAGGCCGTGCGACTATACTTCAATCCCAATTCTCCTAAGTTAACGACTTCTAGTTCATTCATGTTTGTCCTCTGCTTTAGTTTTAGATTCTTTATCCCGCTTCTTAAAGCGTAGTTCACGAAGCTTCTCTAACAATCCAGTGAAACGTACAACCGTACGCTCGGTTTTGACTGCCAGTTTAACTTCACGATCCCGTGCCAGCACGAGACACATCTTACTAGCCCTAGTCACCGCGGTGTACAATAGATTACGACGTAACATAATGTCGGCCTTACGGTCCGGAGACAGTACGACTATCACATATGGATACTCTCCACCTTGTGACTTGTGTACGGTGATAGCATAAGCTAACTCAAGTTGACCATGCTCGCGGAAATGATACGGTACCGATTTACCATCAACACTAACGTTGAAGTAACCTTCCATACCAGAGTAGTCAGGTACTATGTCAGTAACGAATCCAATGTCACCATTGAATACACCCTTCTCGTAGTTGTTCTTGGTCTGCAACACTTTGTCGCCTACCCGCAACTCACAGTGGGGTATAGGTATAGGTTCACCCTTCTTATTGATCATGTCCTGCATCACCTCATTAAGTGATGTGATATTAATATCCGTAATCTTCTTACGGAATGGTGTAATGATTTGGATGTCTTCCATCTTCACTTTTGGATCCACGACGCGGATACGGTTGATCAGTCGTTTGATTCTCCCAATGGTGGGGTCCTCTATCCAGAAGAAGTCATCACCCTTCTGCCCATTAATAAATGGTTGTCCGGAGTTGATCTGCTGTGCGTTAACGATGATCTTACTCTTCGCCGCTTGACGAAAGATCTGATTCAAATGTGTAATGTAAAACATATTAGATGCTATGGTATCCGTTAGTATCTTACCAGAGCCTACTGACTCCAGTTGATCAACGTCACCTACCATCACCAGGCGAGTGCCTGGCTTCAGTGCACGTACGAGTGCAGCCATGATCGTAGTGTCCGCCATGGATAGTTCATCGGCAATTAAGATATCAATATCTAATGGATTATCGTCATTGCGCGCGAACATACCAACGAAGGCACTGTTATGTGGCTGAAACTCTAACAAACGATGCAAGGTTTTAGCTTGATAGCCCGTAGACTCGGTGATTCTCTTCGCCGCACGCCCAGTTGGGGCTGCCAGTGCGAAGCGTAGACCAAGAGACTTGGCTACATCGATCACTCCACCTATGGCGAGGGTCTTACCTACGCCGGGACCACCGGTTATGATACTAACACCACGGTTCACGGCTAAACCAATAGCCTTGTGCTGTCCATCGGACAACTTAACCTTAGTCTTGCCTTCGTACTTAGCTATAAGCTTGACTAGATCATCATCATCCACTCTTTGCTTATCACTAATGCCTAAGTCTAAGTCGACTAGGCCGGTAGCTATGGTGCGTTCATCGAAGAACATGATGTTGTGATACAATCCTTCAGGTGTATCGACAACCTTCTTCTCTTTAACCAGTTTGGTTATGGCATCTATGAATAAGGTGCCATTATTTAAGTCCACACCAGTGAGAGTTGTAACATCCGCGCGTAATAAGTCGTGCGGCATGTACGTATGTCCATAGGAAATATTTAACAGGCTGTACATTACAGCTGCTTCGATCCTACGAGGATCATCGGTATTAATACCCAGTCTATTGGCGAAAACGTCGGCACGTTTCCATCCTACTCCGGGTACGAGTACAATGTTATATGGATTCTTACGTAAAATTAACTCAACATCGGTGCTGCCAAACTTACGTATGACAGTTTTCGCTAAGGCTAAATTAAAGCCTGCGTTTAATAAGAACGATAGGGTTTGTGCATTGACTCTGTAGTCATTCCAACCATCAAGGATCTTGTATGCCGTAGCATTTCCGACTCCACTAACAGCTATGAGGTCTAACACGCGAC